GTGACGACCGCAATAGCCCCCCTTTCATCCGAGACCGGCCGCTCGCGCCTGCAGGAGTCGCTGTGCTCCTGGCTCGCCCCCGAGCCAGGAGTCGCGACGTCGGCCACGCTCGTCGACCAGCCTGTCCCGGCCACCCCCGTGGTGGAACCGGCGGCCGCCGAGAAACCCGGCAAGGCCCCGGACCTCTCGCACGTGTGGGTGGTCGCCGCAGAAGTACAGGTCACATCCAAGATCGCGAAGATCGCAGATCACCGGGGCAGCTTCAAGACGGTCGAGGGACAGCGCATCGACGCCTTGGAGGTCTACTGCAAAGGGTGCCGCCGCCCGCTGGACGAGGTCTCGGGAGATGACTGCGCTGCGAAAGTCGACAACCGGCACTTGATCGGCGGAGACCAGAGCACTCGCGCGAAGCGGAACATCCCCAAGCCGCCCCCCGCTTCCCGCGTCGTGCCGGGCGGCCGAATTCAGCGCCGCGGGATCGAGGCCTACGTGGGAGGAGTGTCCAGGCCCCCACGCTGACCACGCGACACTAGCGCCGCCCACTGTCCACTGTGCGCGGCGTGACTACTCAGCGAACCTCCTGGGCGCTCGCGCGTGAAGCCGCCGGCCTGTTCCTCACCGCGTCCGGCCTGCTCGGCATCCTCGTGGCGCTGGGCACACTCCACTGGGCGGCCGGCCTCTCCGCCGCCTCCGGCGGCCTCATCGCGTTGGGCCTCCTCCTCAAGCCGAAGCCCGACGCAGCACGCTGGACCCGCATCCTCTGCGCAGCCGCGATCACCTCCGGCTGCGCAGGCCTCATCGTCTGCGCGTTCGCCCTGGCCACTCCCTTCGGCTGGATCGGTGTATCCGCTGCTGTGGCCCTTCACGGCCTGTGGCTCACCTCCCGTGATGACGAGGGGGCCGCCTGATGCCCCGCCTGTTCCTTCCCGCGCTCCGGGGCCTCCTTGTCCCACGCACCGCAGCTCCCCCGCCGCCCGCCCGGGAAACGAAAGACCTTCTCGCGGGCAACTCGTACGTCTCGATGTCGTACGCCGGCGTCACCAACATGTGGGGCACCCCCGGCCGTGCAGACGGCTGGGACATGGAGCGCGTCATCGTCGAGGGCTACGAACGCTCCATCTGGACGTTCAAGTCCGTCGAGGCCATCAGCAAGCACGTCAGCACGCTCCCAATCCAGATCGGGCGCGGCGGCGACGAACGCCGTTTCGAGGAAACCCTCGACGACCACCCCCTGTTGAGACTGCTCAACAAGAAGGCCAACCCCCTGGAGACCGGTGACGTCTTCAAGAAGCGGTTGAGCGCCCAGCTCCTTCTGTCCAAGAAGGGCGTGTTCATCGAGAAGACGTACAGCCGCGGCGGCACCCTCGTACGCCTCGATCTCCTCCCCCCTGACCGCGTCCAGATCATCCCGGACGCCAGGAACGCCGACTACATCGCGCACTTCGAGTTCACCGACTACAGCGGCCAGGTCCGCGAACTGCTGCCCAAGTACGTCATCTGGATCAGAGATCCGCACCCCACCGACCCGTTCTGCGGCGTGACCCCGCTCGAGGCCGCAGGGCTCTCCATCGATCTCGACGTCAAGGCCCGCACGTACAACATCAGCTTCATCGACAACGACGGCCGCCCCGGCGGGATCGTCGGGATCGACCTTGACGGCGTCGACCCCCGAGAAGTCGACCGGATCCAGCAGCGCCTGGTCCCCGGCGCGCACAACGCCGGCCAGCTCACCCTCGTCGGCACGGGGCCCGGCGGCATCAACTACGTCGACACCTCCGCCCGGCCCCGCGAGATGGCGTACGAAACGCTGTCCGGCACGTCCAAGGGCGAAATCCTGGCCGCGTTCGGCGTACCCGAGTCCATCGTTGGCAACGCCTCCGAGCGGACGTACGCCAACGCGGACCGCGAGGAATGGACGTTCTGGGACCACACCGAACTGCCCCACCTCAACCTGGTCGCCTCTGGATTCGACGACGCCGTCGACGACGGCTGGGTGGTGCGGTTCGACACCTCAGGCGTCCAGGCCCTCGAGTTCCCCCGGCGCCAGGAACGTGAAGAGGCCCGCAAGGAGTGGGAAGCCGGACTCATCACCATCGACGAGTACCGGAAGATCGCGGGACGGCTGCCATTCGGTGTCCCGCAGTCCAGGGCCCTGTGGATCAGCCCGCAGAAGGCACCCGTACCGGCCAACGCGGCGGACGCCGCAGCGCTCGGCCTCGGACCCGACCCCGCAGCCGAAGGCCCGGCCGGCACTCTTCCCACCGGTGCTCCGCTGCCCCCTGGTTCGTCACCGGACACCGCGGCCGCGGATGTTGCCGCCGCGCGCGCCCTCGATCCAGGTCAGGGCGCCGCCGACGTCGCGGCAGCGCGGGCACTGGGAGAACCGCTTGCCCTGCCCGCAGGATCGACGCAGTCGGCCACCGACGCCGTTGCCGCGGCCCGCGCCTCCGCCTCCAGCCCCGGCCCCGGGGACGCGGCCGCCGATGTGGCGCACGCCCGCGAAACCCAGGAGGAGACCGGACTGCCCGGCACCGCTGCCGAAGACGTGGCGTCCGCCCGGGAAACGGTCGAGACGAAGGCCCTCCCGAAGGACGACGGGCACGAAGTCACCGATGCCGACTTCGACGCCCTGTCCATGGCCGTGGCCGCAGCTGTCACCGCCCTTCTGGCGCGGCAGGAGGGCGTCATCCTCGCCCGTCTCCGCGCACCGAAGATCCGTAAGGGCACGCGTTACTGGGAGCCCGACAACGACGTCGACGTACGGCACGTCGACGCGGACCTTGACCAGGACCGTGTCGTCAGCGCCGCCCGCTGGGCAGAGGCGATCAGCCAGACACTCACACCGATCTTGCAGCAGGCTGCCATCGCCACCGCCCGAAAGGTGGGGCAGGCCCTCGCCGGCGCAGACACCGTGCCCCCGGCCGCGGCCGCGGCCGCCATCGTCACCGCGGCGTACGCCGGCGAGGCCATCACCGGTTTCCTCGCCGAGCTCGCCGAAGTCCTGCGCACTGTCCAGCTCGACGCCGAAGGCATCTGGGACCTCGAGAGCGCTGTCACCGGCTTCTACATGTCCGCAGAGCCAGCCCTGATCGCCCGGATCGCCGAGACGTGCGCCGTCGCCACCATCAACGGCGCCGCAGACGCGGCCGCAGAGCACGCAGGCCCCGACGTCGTCCGAACCTGGGTCACCCGCGGGGACGACCGTGTACGCCCCGCCCACAAGGCCCTGCAGGGCAAGACGCTGCCCGTCGGCACCCCGTACACCGTCGCCGGAGCGAACCTCCGTTACCCGGGCGACCCCTTCGCCCCGATCGCCCTCACGGTCAACTGCCGCTGCCGCCTCCACTACGACACCAACCCCAAGGAGTAACCGCCATGTGGCCCTACATCTGGAGCGCCTGGACTCTCGCGTTCGCCGTCGCCGAAGGCCTCGCTCTGGCCAACAAGAAGGACGGCGACACCCTCAGCGAGAACACCCGAAGACTGTTCCGCACCCGGACGAACAAGGTCGGCAGAGCTGTCTTCGCCGCGGGCTGGATCGGCTTCAGCGGGTGGTTCCTGATTCACATCCTCACCGAGTCGATGTGACGGACCGGAGGGCGCGACGCTAACCACCTGCGCTGTGCATGGTCCGCCGCATGCTGAATCGCCCCACTGCACAGGCTGAGTCGCAGGACCTGAGTCGCGACCTCGAGGTCAAGGTCATACGACAGCCGTGGAATCCCGCCCTGCACCCCCGGGACTCGAAGGGCCGGTTCATCGAGACCGGCGGAACGGTCCGGCTGTGGGGCGGCGACCTCGCACGCGTCGTCCGCGCGCTCCCGCACGACCGCATCCTCGTGCAGGACCAGACCGGCCCCAACGAATTCAAGGGGCGCAGGCACACCACCAGTGCCAAGTGGGTCAGCATGGTGGCCCGGCCGGACGGATCCAAGCCCACCGACGACGAAGACAAGGTTGCGGAAGAGGACGAGAAGCGCCTCAAGGACGAGCGGCGTGGCAACGGGGTCGTTCACGACGACGACGGCGACCCGAGCACCCCGAACGACCCTCACGACGAGGATGACCGCGGCCGCCCCATCGGCGACGATGCCGGCGACGGCCCGGACGACGAGGACGACCAGGACGAGCCCGAGGACGGCAGCCACCCGGTTCACTTCGATGCGCTGCCGAACCGGCAGCATGCCGCCGGGGCCCGGTACGCCGATACCGCAGCCGTCCGGCGCCACTTCACACAGATCGCACAGCAGCCCGGTACGAGCCAGGACATGGCCACCTTCCTGCGCTCGGTCGCCATCGATGACGACCTGCGGGTCACGCCGTCCGGCCGTCTCGCGATCCTGCGTGACGATCGGACCGGCCGCTGGTACCTCACGGCCACGGGCACCGGCCAGCGCGTCGACGCCGCCGGTGACTTCGAAACCGCGCAGGACGCGGCCCGGTTCGCCGAACACCTCGACAAGAGCGCCGTCAACGGGCAGCTCACTCAGTTCAACCAGCCGTTCGACTTCTCCCACCCGAGCCTTGACCGTGAGGCCCGTGACTGGCGCTCCACCAAGGGCGAGAACGTGCAGGGCGCCATCATCCGAGCCCGCAAGGAGTTCGACAGCACCACCGCCCCTGCGGCTGCACCGAAGCCCCCGGAGAGCAGCACCCCGGCCCCCGGCGGCCCCGGGCCGGGCGGGCAGCGGTTCAGCACCCTCCAGGCCGTTCGAGCCCACTGGCGCGATGGCCGCGACCGCGCGCTCCAGGCGGGTCCGGATGACGCCCGGATGCAGCGAGCGGCGCAGGTACTCGATGAGCTGATCAATAACGACAGGCTGAAGCTCGTCGGCCGCGGCCAGTTCGTCGTCGGCCAGGACGAAAACGGCGAGTGGTATCTGCGTGCCACGGCCACCGGGACGCAGTTCAGTCCCCGTTGGCCGGCGATGCGAGATGCGCAGGCCTTCGCTCGGTCCTTCGTTGAGAACCCGCCCAAGGGCGGTGACGGGAATCCGCTCGACCTGTCTGACCCGGACACCCGTCTCCTGACCTGGCGTTCCGACGACAACCGCTCCGTGACCGAGGTCATCACCGACGCCGCAGCGAGGTGGCAGCGCGAGAACACCGCGGCGGGCACTGGTGAGGACGTCCCGGAGATCGCCCCAGGGTCGGCCGCACCCGGCATACCTGACAGGGCGGCCCCGCCCGTCCCCCAGGTGACCCCGGATGAGCCGCAGGCCGTCGTACTGCCGGCCGACGCCGAGCCGGTTGACGGGGTCGACGGCTACCACTACGTCAGCCACGGTGGCGCGTTCACCCTGTATGGCCCGGACGGGCAGGTCGCCGTCACCAGCGGGCGCGGCTACCCGCCGAAGGTCACCATCGACGGCGTCACCATCCCCGTACCGCAGAACCCGAAGCAGGGCGCCGCCGTCGCGGCCCGCTTGCTCCGCGCCGCCCAGAACCCCAACGAGCGCGACCGCGTCACCGCGGCGTGGGTGATGAAGCCCGGCAAGGACGGCCGGCCCCCGAAGCGCGTCATGGTGTTCCGCGGCACGGTGAAGCGCGACGAGGGGGACTACTCCGCGATCGGTTCCACCCGTGCCATTAAGTGGGCTCCGTCGCTGAACGGCTGGTCGACGCAGTCGAACATGACGGACACGACGCGCGACGAACGGATCTCGGAGGTACTGGCCAAGCTCGCCCGCCAGGGCCGCAGCATCCACATCACCGACGAGACCGGTGCAGGCGCCCCCGGCGCCCCGGACAACGCCGTCGACGAGACCGAGACGCTGCGCAAGAAGATCGCCGACGCCGACGATGCGCAGCTCACGACGATGCAGCAGGCCCGATGGCGGACCACGGCGAGCGCCCGGTCTGAGTCCGCGCGAAAGCGCGTCGGGAACGAACTCGAACTCATCGACGCCGAAATTGCGCGTCGCAGGCAGGAACGCGACGACAACGCGCTCCGGGACGCGTCGGCGCTCAGCGACTCCGACATCGAGACCCGCGTCCAGGAATCACAGCGGGAGCGCGGAACCTACGGACGACGCAAGGGCGAGGACGCCAACGACGCCGAACGAGCGATCTACGCGGAGCGGCGCCGGCGTTCCCAGGCCGTCCTCGACGACGACACCGACCCGACCACCCTCGACAACGCCGCGCTGGGACGCGCGCGCAAGACCGCGGCGGACAGGGCGACCCTGCACCAGGCGGCCGGTGACGACCACACCGCGGAGCAGACCGTTCGACAGGCCCTGCAGGCCCGCCACGACCGGCTCGTCGGCGAGCAGCAGCGCCGCCGCGCCGAGCAGATCGCCGACCGGCCCCCGGTCGCAGACCTCGACGACGAAGCCCTGACGGACGAGTACCACGATCTGATCGTCCGCGACTTCCGGAAGGCGCCCCCCGAGGCGCAGCAGGTCCTGCAGGCGCGGATGGACGACGTGAAGCGGGAGCGGCGCGAGCGCGAGAAGCGTGCCATCACGGACCGTGAATCCCCGGACGGTGTCGACACCGAGAAGCTGATCAAGGAGTACAGCGAGCTCCAAGCCACACGTTCCTCGTACTCCGAGACAGACGACATCAAGGCGGCCCGCAAGGACCGGATGGCGGCGATCGAGGCAGAGCTGAACCGCCGCGACACGACCCCCGATGTTGAGCAGCTACTCGTCAGGATCGACAACCCGGACTCCAACGGCCAGATCAGCATCGACGGCCGCAGTGGCTACGGGTTCATCGACTACATCGCGACGACCGGCCACGCCCGCCCAAAACTCGGATGGACCTGGGGCAAGGAAAGCTGGGGGCACGGCCCCGAGGTCTACCACTCGCGTGCCGCAGCTCTGGCCGCGATGGTCCGCGCGTACGACACCGACGACGACCGTATCGGCGAACGCACCTGGGGCCGGGCGCATCGCGTGTTCGTTCCGAAGATGTTCTTCGAGCTGTACCAGAGCAACCGGCTCGGCGACCGCCTGTCAACGGCGTCAGCAGAACGGCAGTACCTGTACGGCCTGTTCGCGAGCCAGTACGGCTGGCACGACGGTGTGAACCCGCTGATCCCCAGCAACAAGAAGGGCCGCCACATCAAGGGCCGGAACCTGTCGGTTCCCGAAGGCCTGCTCGCCGAGCTGAACCGGGTGACGGAGGAGCTGGCACGCAAGGTATCCGTGCAGGCCACGGACCGGGACTCGGACAGCTCGGACCGGTCGAAGGCCAAGACCCGGCTCGCTTCCATCAACGTGGCTCTGCACACGATTGAGGCGACGCGGGAGGCAGTCCGCAAGAATGGCGGGGACGACGACCAGAAGGTCATCTCCCGCGAGGAGATCGAGGCACAGCAGGCCGCACTCCGTGCAGCGCTGGGAGGCGACGACGATGAACATGTTCAGCCCGACGGTCCGGGATCACTGGCGGACGCACCTGCCCAAGGAATGGGCAGCGATGACCGACCCCGAGGCGTTCGTGACGGCGAAAGCCCAGGAGATCGAGAGCAGGATTCTGGTGGCCGAGGAGGCGCTGGAGAGCGCGGTTCCGGAGCCGGAGGAGTACGAGGCGGCAGCCGGCCGGATCAGGCAGATCAGGGCGGACGCGACGGCGATGGTTCTGGCGGAGCTCCTGCCCGAGCCGGAGCCCGGGGCGGAGACGGCTCCGGAGCAGACGGCGATGGAGCAGCACCTGCAGGAGATCAGGGATCTGATGTACGACGCGTAGCGCGGTTCCGGCCGGACCCGGCCGACGTACCGAAGGGCGCTCGCGCCCGCGCTACCGCCAACGTCGAGGCGATCAGGGTCCTCAAGGCCCTGGAGGCTGAGAACCGGCCGGCCACCGACGACGAGAAGCGCATCCTTGCCCGTTGGTCCGGGTGGGGCTCGGTCCCCGTTATTTTCGCCACCGAGCCGAACGCGAAGGAGCCCCGCTACCAGCAGGGCGGCACGCGGCACGGCAAGTTTGACCGTGACCACGAGCGGTGGTCCGAGTACGACGATATCCGCCGTGAGCTGCAGAGGGTTCTCACCCCAATCGAGTTCCGGCAGGCGTCCCGCGGTGTGCTGTCCATGCACTACACGCCGCAGCCGATCGCCGATGCGATGTGGGATGGTCTGCGCGCGCTCGGGTTCGACCGCGGTGACGTCCTGGAGGCCGGTTCCGGCGCGGGCACGTTCTTCGGCGTCGCCCCCGATGGTGCACGCCTGACCGGTGTCGAGCTCGATCCGACCACGGCCCGGATCGCTCAGGCGATCTACCCCCACGCCAACATCCTCAACGAGTCCTTCGCCGAGACCGACGCCCACCCTGGGACGTTCGATGCCGCGATCGGCAACGTTCCCTTCGCCCGTATCCCGTTCGACGACAAGCGGTACCCGGCCGAGAGCCTGCACAACGGGTTCGTCACCAAGGAGATAGCCCTCGTCCGGCCCGGCGGGATCACCGCCGTCATCACCTCACGCCAGACGCTGGACTCCAAGGGCGACAAGGCCCGCCGCCAGATGGCCAAGTACGGCGACCTGGTGGGCGCCGTCCGACTCCCGTCCGGTGTGTTCAACGACGCCGGCACCGGGGTCACTACCGACGTCCTGGTGTTCCGCCGCCGCGAGGACGGCAGCGAGCCGGCCGACACGTCGTGGCTGGACGCCCCCGAGCGGGACATCAACGGCACACCGCACCACGTCAACGCGTACTTCGACGAGCACCCCGAGCACATCCTCGGCGAGCTGACCACACAGTCCGGCCCGTTCGGACCCGAAGTCACCGTCAAGGGCGACGCGGCCAAGGCCGCTGAGCAGCTGCGTGCCGCGCTCGACGACATCGCCACCAAGGCGAAGGCCGACGGCCGCGGCTACGCACCGCACCCCGACGGCGACGACCGGCCCGCGGTGCAGCTCCAGACTGCCCGGGAGAAGCACGCCAACGACTGGACCGGCCGCCTGTACGAGGGCGACGACGGCGCGTTCTACCAGCACGTCAACGGCGCCGAACCGGTCCGGATGGAGCCGGCCGACGGCAACACTGCCCAGCTCCGCGACCTCATGCGGCTCCGCGACGTCGCCGCCGGACTTCGCGAGCTCGACCGGAAGAATGACGAGGAGGACCGCGCCGAAGCGCTGCGCGCCGAGCTCCGGAACCTGCACGCCGCCTACGTCGAAAAGCACGGGCCGCTGTCCAGGCCGGGCCAGCACCGCACGAAGAACGACCGCCCGACCGCGTGGGGCTACTTTCGGGCCGACCCGGACGCCGGGGCCGTCCTCGCCCTGGAGCGGTGGGACGCCAAGACGGGTGAGCCGGTTCTCTCCCGCATCTTCACCGAGCGCGCCGCTGCACGCCGCCAGCCGCTGACGTCGACCGACGATCCGAAGGCGGCCCTGGCCGCAGTCGTCGCCGCGAACGGTGAGGTGGACCTCGGGGAGGTCGCACGGCTCCTCGACGTCACCCCGCAGGAGGCGTTGAAGCGGCTCGGCACCGAGGTCTTCACCGACCCGGCCACCGGCCGCCTCGAACTGGCCAGCGCGTACCTGTCCGGTGCCGTTCGCGACAAGCTCGACGCCGCCCGCAAGGCCGCCGAGCGGGATCCGGCGTATGCCGTCAACGTGGCGTCGCTGGAGGCCGTCCAGCCCCGCGACCGGACCATCGGCCAGTTCACGCCCGAGATGGGCGCCCACTGGACGCCGCCGGAACTCCTGCAGGGCTTCCTCCGCGAGTACCTGGGTGATCGCACCCTCAACGTTGCGCACGACGACCGGTACGGCTGGATCCTCAACACCGGCCGTGTGCCCGAGGCGAACAACGTCATGTACGGCGTTCCCGCCGTCAAGCCCGACCCGGGCAAGGGCATCAAGGGCAACAAGGGCAAGAACGCCGCGGAGATCGCCCGCGCGATCCTCGGCTACGGCTCGCTGACCGTCTACGAGGACGAAAAGCGCAAGGAAGTCGACGAGGTTACGTCCCGTCTGATTCGGCAGAAGGCCGACCAGATGCGTGCCGAGTTCGCCAAGTACGCCACGGCGAACGCAGACCGGCTGACGGTCCTCACCGACTCGTACAACCGCATCATGAACGGGCACATCGTCCGTTCGTACGAGGGCATGTCGCCCACGCTCGAGGGCTACACCCCCGACCGGACGCCGCACCCCTGGCAGCTCTCCGGCGCCGCGCGGATGCAGTTCGAACGAGGCGTGATCCTCGCCCACGAGGTCGGTCTCGGCAAGACCGGAACGCTCGTCATAGGCACCCAGGCGCTCAAGGCGTCCGGGCAGATCAACAAGCCGATGGCCGTGGTCCCGAACGGACTGGCCAAGCAGTGGGCCGACGAGGCCCGGTTCCTGTACCCGAACGCCGACATCCACCTGATCACTACGGCGGACCTGGCCGGCGACCGGCGCGGCAGCACCCTGGAATGGCTGCGCGCAAACCGCCCTGACCTGGTCATCTTCACCGAAGAAGCGTTCGGCGCCATCAAGATGAGCCCGGAGGCGCAGGACGACTACGCGTTCCGGGAACTGGAGGCGCTGCGCGAGCAGCTTGACCGCCAGTACGAGGACGCTACCAACCCGAGCCACCCCTTCATCGTCGCGAAGATCGAGCAGCGCATCGCGACGGTCAGCAAGAACATCAACAAAAACGCTGCCCCGATGCGGCGTCCCGGCGAGACGTACTGGGACGACCTCGGCTTCGACTACTTCGTTGTCGACGAGGCCCACCGGTACAAGGGCGTCGGCTTCCGCTCCAAGGAGGGCGGCGGCGACCCGGCATCCATCCGCGGCGTTGACCTGCACCAGAAGACCACCGACCTGCACCGCCGTCGCCAGGGCCGGGCCACGATCACCCTCGCCACCGGCACGCCGATGTCCAACAGCATCAGCGAGCAGTTCACCATGCTGTCGTTCGCCTCCCCGTGGGTGCTGGACGCCTACAGGGCGGGCGCCCCGGATCTGTGGGCCAACACCTTCGGCCGCAAGACCCTGCGCATCGAGAACGCGCCCGACGGCTCCGGCCTGCGCGTCGTGGAGCGGTTCTCCGAGTTCCACAACAAGCGCGCCATGAAGACCATGTGGGGCCTGACCACCGACACCAAGCGGGCGGCCGACGTCGGTATCCCCCGGCCCAAGGTCAAGGGCGGCGCCCCCAACCTGATCATGGTCGACGCGACGCCCGACCAGAAGAAGCGCCTCAAGGGGCTCGTCGAACGCGGCCGCGCGATACACACAGGCGAGGTCGACCGCCACGAGGACAACATGCTCGCGGTGTCCAACGAGGGCACCAGCGTGGCCCTGGACCCCCGCATCGTCGATCCGAACGCCCCGGCCGGCAACAAGCTCAAGGCCGTCGCGGACCGGCACATCGAGCGGTACCACGCCACGAAGGACCGGACCTACAAGGTCGCGTACGGCAAGAACGCGGACCACCCCGTCCCGGGCGCCCTCCAGATGATCTTCCTGAACGAAGGCGTACCGGGCGGCAAGAACAAGGGCAACTTCGACGCCTACGCCGAGCTCAAGCGCCTCATGGTGGCCGGTGGCATCCCCGAGGACAAGATCGCCTTCGTCCAGGACGCCAAGAAGACCGGCAAGCCCGAGGACATGACGGAGCTGTTCCGCCGCGCCCGCGAGGGCGACATCTCCGTCATGATCGGCTCCAGCGCCGTCGCGGGTGTGGGCATGAACGCCCAGGACCGCATGATCTCCCTCTCCCACGTCGACCTCGACTGGGGCGCCGCGCAGATGGAGCAGCGCAACGGCCGTGTCCTGCGCTACGGGAACATGAACCCCGAGGTCGAGATCGACATCTTCGCGACCAAGGGCTCCATGGACGGCTGGAAGGCCGGATTCGTCGCTGCGAAGGCCGCGGGCCTGATCGACATCCAGCGGCCGGAGCCGGAGGACGGCGACTCCAGCGACGTCGTCCAGGAGATCGACGGCGCCGAGTTCGACTACGAGACCATGGAAGCCGAGATCGGCGGCAACCCCTACATGAGCCAGCTCATGAAGGCCCGCCGCGCGCTCAAGGAACTTGAGATCGACCAGCACAACGAGGCCGCCGAACGCATCCGCCGCGGCGAAGCCCTCCAGGATCTGGGCCAGGAAGCCCAGGACACCCGCGAAGGCCTCCAGCGGCGCGAGCAGGCCCTCCCTCGCATCCAGGCAGCCGACGACCGGTTCAGCATGACGCTCGGCGGATCCCCGTACGGGGAGCGCTCCGACGCTGGCAAGGCCCTGCACCGGCAGATCACCGCCCGCCTCCTGGAGCACGACCGCGAGGGAATGGGCCCCTGGCACGTCCTGGGCCAGTTTCGCGGCCTCGACTTCGGCGTCCGCACCGAACGAGACGCGAACGGCCAACTCTTCGCACACGTCGGGTTCCCCGACCTGCGGAACTCGACGTTCGAGCGGACGGTAAACGACCTGCAGAAGAAGGGCGCCGGGTCGGGCATGATCACCCGACTGTCCAACGCGCTCGACAAGGCACCCGCCCTGCAGGAGTCGGACCGAGCCAAGGTGCCCGAGTTGGACGAGCAGATCGCACTCCTCCAGTCCGCGCACGCCGCCGCCGATCTCACGCCCCAGATCAACCACGCCCGTACACGGGCGAACCTGCTCGAGGAAATCGTCGGCCGCATCACGAACCTCGACGCGAAGCCTGAGATCGACCCCGACGAACTCGACAAGAAGAAGTACAAGCAGGCCGACCGCGACAAGATCGCCACGGCGCGCCGTGAGGAGCGCGAGCCGCTACAGGCAGCCGTCGAAGAGGCCGAGTTCGCCCTCATGCAGTGGGACCTGGACAACCCGGCGCCGGAGCAGGACGACACGGTGCACCTCCCCGAGGACGAAGTACGCGACACTCTCGCCCGCCTCCGCCCCGAGCCCAACCCCACGCCGGGCAACGACGCTCCGCAGACGCCCGACAACGAACGCGACTCGGCCGCCACCGACTCAAACGTTGACGTGCCGGCCGAAGAAGAGGCGTTGTCCCCCGCCTCTGGCGCGGGCGGCAACGACGACGAGCCACCGGTCGACACACCGACGGGCGGAAGCGACGACGAGAGCGACGAGGAGGGCGATGCCGACCCGTTCAGTACCTCGGAGGACACGGATGCCAGCGGCGACGAACCGCCCGCCGATGCGCCGGACACGCAGCAACCAGCAGGCGAGAGCGACAGCAACGAGACCGTCACCCTGACCCCGGACGAGGTGTCCGACCAACTCGACGCCCTACGCCCCGGCGGGTCGAAGGCGCCGTCCACCATGGACGACGCGGAACTCCGCGACGAGATCGTGGACCTGATGGGCCAGGACATGGCCGGAGACCTCTCCGGAGCGGACCGAACCCGCCTGCAGGTCCTCGAAGCGGAAGAGGCCCGCCGCGCCGGCCGCGCCCCGAAGCCCGCCCCGAAGCCGAAACGCACCACCGAGACACCCGGCGGCCTCTTCGACGTCGACGACCAGACCACGCCCCAGGCGGACAACGCCCCAGACCTGGACAACCCCGAGGACCGGCCCGCCGACGAGCTCGGCACACCGGACATGTTCGCCGCAGCCGAGGGACGCGACACCACGGCCCTGCGGCCGGCCCGTATGCGAAACGCCGCCGATCTTGAGGAAGGCGATCGGTACACCGATGCAGACGGCCATACCCACACCGTGGCGGAGCCCCCCGTACGTACCGGCCGCGGCCGTACCCGCATCGTCACCGACGACGGCCGGGAGCGGTTCTACAACAGCGACTCCGAGCTGCGCCTGCGGTACCCCGATGAGGAGATACCGGAGAACGAGGCGGACCAGAGCCAGCCGGACGCTGCCGATGGTCCCGCGGCCAGCCCATCGGAAGCGGACGCCGAAACGCCCATTGCGGTCTTGGCCGATGGGCCGCTGCCGGAGGCCTTGAAGACACGGTTCAGGGCCCTGGAAGAAGCAGCGCAGGCAGCGGGTGAGGACGCCGACGAACTGGGCGGCCTCGGTTCCATCCCGGAGACAATGCGGGAAGCCGAAGAGGCACTGGCCAACGGTGACCGTGACGTGGCCGCTGACCACCTTCGCGGGGCCGCCAGCCGTGCGTGGCCGCACATCAATCACGACGGTGATACTTCCGAATTCGCCCAGGCGTTGCGGGCCTTCTCCGTGGAAGCGCACAACGCATCCATAGACCTGCGTCCGCTCCGCGAAGGCGAGCATCTGACGACGTACCGGCAGCTGAAGCAGGGCGACATCATCGCTGCTGGCGACGGATACGCCGTCGTCAAGTTTGACACCAACTCGCGCGGGACGAAGCACGCAACATGGCTGCACACAGAGACGTCGGTGGTTGGTGACGAACTCACCTTCAACCCGGACAACTCTGATGGTGGCTTCGGTTTCACGCCGGCCGACTACAACGTGGTGCGGGCCGATAAGGACTCGGAACCCGTTCGCGAGTTCATCGCGGCCGAGAAGAAGCGGATAGCGGAGAGGAAGGCAGAGGAGGAGCGGATCGCCGCGATGCGAGCGGCGAGAAGGGCTGCGGAGGAGCAGGAACGCCAGAAGCAGCAAGAGGCTGAGGCCGAGGGCAACATCGTCGCGCCGGACCGCCTCACCGTCGGCGACCGAGTCAGGGTGACCGGGCTGACGAACCGCGGGTCCGACAAAACCCTGTCTGGGCACCTCCTGGCCGAGCCCTTGCGAGTCACCAGAACAGTCCAGGGGAAGCCGGAACCGGCGTGGCGTCTGCATGTGGGACCGGAGGGCGACGAACCCACCCTCGCCAACCTGCTCACCATCAGTCTGACCGACCGCGTCGACCGCCTCGCGCACAACGAGGATGACGAGCAGAACGGCCCCAGCCCGACGCCGGATGAGGACGAGGACGGCGAAGGCGACGAGGAGTCGCTGCCGGCCACGGATGATGACGCGGCTCCGGACCCCGATGATGCCCCGGCCGATGACGAGGACGACGGTAGCGGCCCCGACGGCATTCCGGCCGATGAGGGCGAAAGCAGCCGCCCTGGCGGCGAGCTGGACGACGACGAGGAAAGCGAAGACGACAGCGCAGTCCCTGCCAGCGAGCCGGACGGCGGCGAGGGCGAACCGGACCCGGAGAACGAAAACGAGGACGAGGACAGCGAGCAGCGCCGGCGTCGCCGTCGCCGCCGCCGTGGCAACGGCCGCGGTGGGCCTGGAGGTGGCGGCCCGGGTGGTCCCGGCGGCCCTGGCCTGCCCCGCCTGCCCATACCCGCGTCCGACGGCAGCCGCGGCGAAGGCGGTCCCGGAGAGGGAAGGGCGAGCAACGGCCGAGGGAACCGGCCCGCCAGGCACCGCGACGTTGAATCCCTTCGTCGTGCCTGGCGCAATGGCGACGGGCTCACCGCAGCTGAGGACACCCCCGAGCGCCGCGCCGCTCTGACGCAGGCCTCCGAGCGGAAAGGCCTGCAGCTCTCTCCGGGCGGTGGACTGGTGACGTGGCCGGAACAGCAGGAGGACGGCACCACCCTGTGGCGCTTCGCCCAGGCCCGCAACGGCACCAACCTGCCTGGCATCATCCTGACCTCCGACGACCCCGAGGAGGCGCGCGCCCTAGCCGGACGGTTCGATGAGATCACCGATCGCAACGGCGCCCCCTTCGACTGGCATGAGGCGTGGGGCCCGGCAAGCGTCGCCGCGTGGCGCGACGGGGAAGGCCGTAACCTCCCCCAGGCGCTTCGCGCTGTTCAGGACGACTACGAGCAGGAGCGCAACGGCGCCTTCACGTTGCCCGACGACCTCACCGGTCTGGACGACGCCGCCCTCGAGGCCGCTTTCCGACAGGGCCTTGGCCCAGCGGATGAGCTCCGCGTCATGGCGGAGATGGACCGCCGCGACGGGTACGTCGACGAGCGGATCCGCGCCGCTGTGCCGGACACGCCGCCAGCGGACGCCGACGAGGCGGAGAGCCGCGGCCGCGCCATGGACCAGGCTCTCGGCTTCGGTGACACAGACGTCACGCAGCCCGCTCCGGCCACCCCCGGAGGCCTGCGCCGAGAGTTCGACGCCCTCGATGAGGAGCGTTTCCAGGCAGCCATGCAGGCCACCGGCGGGCGCATGCTCCGCCATGAGGCCGAGGCCCAAGGCATCGACCCGCGGGCCCTGTTCTCCGGCAGCAAGTACAGCAACAAGCGTGCGAAGGAACTGGCCTCGCCGGAGCTGAACCGCTGGTTCGACGGCGACGGCGAGACCACCGGAAACGGCCGGCTCACGTACACGCAGTACCGGCAGCGAGAAGTCGACCGTGCCCTGCGCGCCGAGTTCGCTGACATCGATGAGGCCCGCTACCTGGCTGCTATCGCCGCCACCAACGGGTACTTCTTCCGCCGACAGCACGAGGCCGGACCGATCGACGAGCGGGAGCTCTTCTCTGGCGGGAGCATGTCCCAGTTCGATCGGTGGAAAAACGTCGCGAGCGAAGAACTGCAGGACTGGTTCGACGCGAACGGCGGCCGCCTCACCTTCAACCAGTTCAAGCGGTCGCGCCACGAAAACGAACGCACTGCCCGCGACCTTCACGAGGAGGAGCAGCGCCGCGCGGCCGAAGCCGGAGGTTCCGAAGACACGGCCGAAGCCGGAGGTTCCGAAGACACGGCCGAAGCCGGAGGTTCCGAAGACACGGTCACAGTCACGGCCGACGACGTCGCCCCCGCACCGTCCCGGGACGTTGAGAGCACGGAAGACGCCACGTTCCGGTTCGGCGGCCACGACAAAATGCGGGAGTTCGCCGACCGGGCCGATCTGCGCCCTATCGGAGACGGCGAGACCGTGTGGCTCCACGGCCGGCAGATCGGCCACATCCGCAACATCTACCGGTCGAATCCCAACCGGAGCCCGGTATGGGACGCCGAACCATTCTTCGGCCTGGACATCGACCGGAGCAGCCGTTCCCAGAGCCGTGATACGGCCATCGCGAACCTCGTCGTCCGTGCCTTGCGGGACGGCCCCGTGGACCCTACGAACCCGAGTGAGGACGTCTGGCGCACGGTGACTGGGCACCTGACAAACAGGGCGTGGGAGCTGCCGGAGTCGCTCCTCAACGTCCCCGAGGCACGCGCCCGACACGACCGGCTGACCACCTTGCTAGAAGCCTTCCGCGGCCATCAGTCCCCGAGCGGGGACCTGCGGGACGACCTGGTGCAGGCCCGCGACGACTTCGCGGGGCTGAGCGATCTCCTGCCCGACACCAGGCGAACAATGGGACAGCGCGGCAGACTCAACAACCGCTCCTTCTGGGCCGGAAAGCTCCTCAACGGCCTCGGAGATCCGGAGAGCGACCATCAGCGGCCGCACGGGAAGGATCCGGATAGTGACGAGCAGCGGCCCCGCGGCACCGACGAGCCGCAGGGCGACAGCGACGCGCTGTCCCCCGCAGTTCCGACGCCCGACGAACCCGTGAATCCCCCGGAGGACACTGCCCGTTCGCAGGTGGAGCCCGAGTCGGAGCCGGCCCCGGAACCGATCGGTGGCCAGCCCGCGCACTGGGCCCGTGTTGAGGACCTGGCGCCCGGCGACATGGTCCGTATGGACGGCACCACGAAGAAGGGCCGGAAGACTCAGCGAGCCGGGTACGTCTACACGTCGCCCGTACGCGTCGACGTGACCCGCCGCGGGCGCACCGAACAGATGTGGCGGACCTGGATCACCGAGAACCCTGACGGCACCGGCGCCGCCGGGAACGTCTACACCTCGATCAATGCCACCGCGGCGCGCGCCGAATCGCCTGATGACGTCGTGCCCGGTTCCCCGGTCAGCGGCGCACAGAGCGCTCTCCGGGCCGGTGGCTTGCCCGACGTCATACCCGCGGACCGCAACGGCCGAGGCATGTTCCCCGGCAGCACCGTCGGCTCCAACCAACGGGAAGGGACCGTCACCGGAGCCACCAGTACCACCGTCTCCGTGCACTGGAGCGACGGCCGAGACGACGCCGCTGTCTCACCGTCCTCGCTCACGGTCACCGGTGGCGAACGCCCCGACGGCTGGACCACGTCCGGGCAGCGGGTGCGCCCACAGCACATCGTCAGCGACACCGACGGCGCCCGCCTGGGCCCCGTGGACGAGGTCAACGGCGACGAGGTCACCATCGCCACTGCTGAAGGCAACATCACGCGCAGCGCCGAAGGCCTCCGAGTGACCGGCGAAGTCCGCGACGACGCCCCGACCACCAGCCCGGTGGCGGGAATCGATACTCCGGCGGCCGCGGACCTCAAGGAGGGCGACATCGTCGTCCTGGACCTCGACGACACGATCGCCACCATCGCGGTCACCGGCACCCGCAGGGACGGGGACCGGGTGACCATCGAGTACGCGGACACGACCACAGGAGAGGTGGGCGAGATCGAGGTCGACGCCTCCGCGGTGCTCCCGCGGGCGCAGGGCAGGGACGGCGAAACCCCCGACCTCGGCCCCGACGACGCCCCCGACGCGGACGACGACATGACTGTGCATGGCCCGCGGAACCGTGTGGACCCCGTGACGGGACCGACTGTCGATCCCGCCCTCACCCCGGACGACCGGGCCGTCATCGACGATCATGCCGACGGGCCGGACGACGATCCGGACGCACAGCAGGCGGCAGCGCGTATCACCGGCGACCTTCCGGTCACGCCGGAGCAGGCCGCAGCACTCGCTGCTCAGCTCCGCTCGACAGCCGACCCCTCAACGATGGAAGGGCGGGCCGCACTGCGGGCCGCTGACCACCTCGATCAGGCCGCCGGCCGGACCCCGCCCCCGGGCCTGGACCGGCCGCGCCCCTCGAACGCCGCCCAGCTCAGCGAGGGCGACATGGTGGCAATGCCCGACGAACGCCGCGGCGACCAAGTGCACGTGTTCCGCGTCATCGACGCCGAAGACGGCCCCGGCGGCGTGCGCAGCCTGCTCCTTGCGGACGAGAACCAGCAGTGGCGCCGCCGCATCGTTCACGGCGCCATGCCGGTATGGCAGCTTCCCGAGGCCGAGCCGGACGCACCGACGGCGCCGGACTCCGACGACACCTCCCCGGCTCCGAGCACACCGGCCGCTCCGAGCGCCCCGGCAACACCTTCGCTGCCCGTGACCCGGGTACGGCCAGGCAACCTTCGGGTCGGCGACCTAATCGACGCCCCCACCTCCCGGACCGGGTACCAGCTCAACGGGCACCGACGCCTGACGATCATCAGCGCCCCGCACCGCAACGGGTGGTGGATGCAGCTCACCGGCATCGACGACGACGGCAACGTGCACGACTTCGGACTGCACTCCGGCCGCGAGGTCAGCGTCTACGAGCGGAACCGGCCCACCCCCGCCCTCCCCCCGATCGGAGCTCCCCGCGACCCCAACCCGGGTCCGCAGAACGACGTCGACCGGATCGTCAACGACCACGTCCGCGGCCTGGCCGCACGCATCATCGACGAAGCGATAGCCGGCACCGAGCCGCCCGGGGACATTCACGCCCTGCGCGAGCGCATCGCGCAGCGCCTCACCCGTGCCGCCCTGCGCAATGCCCGACGGTCGGCCCGCCAGGACTCCATCGCCGCCCTCGACGCTGCGGGCGTCACCGGACCCGATCGCGATGCAGCGCTGCAGGCCCTCCAGCGGGCCCGTATCGATTCTCACAGGGCAACCGTCCGGGCCGCGCTGCGCACCATCAACGACCTCGAGCCACTTCCCGACGAAAGCGACGAGGACCTGGCGGCACGCGCACGAGACCTGCTGAGCCTCATACCTGACGGCATTGCAGGCGCACTCCGGCCCGAGGCGGACGGCGATGACGACATCGCGCGCACCGTTGCCGGGCACACTGCCGATGCGGTGAATGCCCTGCTGCGGCAGCTCCAGGCCGCGGGCGTCGACCCGGGCGACGCCGACCGGATCGCACGGGGTCTGACTCAGCAGCTCGCTGGAACCCGGCAGTCCACCGCTCGCCGTATCGCACGCCGTGTGGCCACTGTGTCTCCGGACGCCGGTCGGCAGCCGGGGCTCCTGGCCCGGATCGTGGCACTTCTTATCCGGATGGCGAAGCGCCTTGTGGAACTGGTGAAGGCCGGTGCCCAGGAGATCGGCGAAAAGTGGCGCGGCGCGCGCGAGCGAATGAGGCGTCTTCGCGCGTTCCTCGGCCGGCTCGTTCGCCGCGTCCGCCAGTGGCCGGAGTCCCGCCGGCTCGCCCGTCTTCACCGAGCGGTCACGCTGCCCACCACCGACGGTGAGTCGCTGGCTTCCCGAGTCGCCCACTGGGCAGGGCTGATGCCGGAGCCCGGCCGCTTCGGACAGGCCCCCCGCAGGGTCACGTGGTGGCGCCCCACCACGTGGACGCAGCTTGCCGCCGGTCGCCTCCCGGAACGGTCGGACCGTGTCCACTGGACACCGGACCGTGCCGTCGACGGCGGCCCCGGCCTTACCGCACTGCGTCACATGGCCGCTCTTCGTGCGGCCGGCAGCGACGTCGACCAAGAGGTGACCCGCCGTCTGGCTGGAGCTCTGGGCGACGACTTCGGCGAGGACCCGCATAGCACTCTGCAGCACGCGGACGACTACGTGGCCACCAGCGAGCGGCGCCTGGTCAACCTGCAGGCAGCACGCAGCAGCTCGACCCTCCCGGATGACCCGGAACTCGAGGTCGAGATCACCGCTGCCCGCATGGAGGTTAACGGCGCCCGACGCGAGTACGAGGCACTGCGCGCCCGGTACGCCGCGGCGGTGCCTGACGCGGTCGCGGCCGCCCTCGCTGACATCCGCGACATGGGACCGGAAGGCAACACCAGCCTCGTGTTCGCGCCGGACAGCGACTCCGATGCGGAAGGGTCGGTACGGGGCGTTCAGCGCCTCATCCCGCGATCCTGGCTCAACACTCCGGCCACCCGCCGGGTGACGGCCGTGAACGGGCCTGAGGGCCGCTACGACGCGAACGGGCAGCGCATCACGGTCGCCGACCTCGCCGACGGAGGGCTTGGAACCGCTGGCAACGCTCTGGCGCAGCACCTTGCGCAGCATCTCGGTGACCTCGACGCCGCACAGAGGGTGTTCTGGTTCACGCAGACCCACACCGGCCGGCCCGGGGCGCGACGCATGCGGTACACCGCGCTGGGGCGACTCCTGTCCCGGACGCAGACACAAACGGACACCGGTGACACTCTCGCCCGATCCGTTCAGGCGATGTTCAGCGGCGACTGGTATTTGGACGACGACCTGCGGGCATTCCTTCTGGGCCTGCTCGCCACACGATAAGGAGAACGCCTTGCCGTTCACCGTCACCGGCAGGTTCGACGACGGCGCGACCTACACAGTGCAGATCACCGGGCGGGCCGACCGCCCGGTGATCGGGTCGCATCGTGCAGCGGCCTTGGTGGAGCTCCACCAGAGCCGCCCCATCTCCCTGTCTCCGACCGGCCCCGTGCGGGCGGTCAGCGGGGACGATGAGGCGACTGTGCTCGCCGTGCTGCGGGAGTACACCAGCGTCCTGGAAGAGGGGCGCGGTGCGCCTCGGGAAGCCCGTGTTTCCGGGTAATCCGAGCGCTTGCACAATTGTGCAGGCATGATCTTGGGCGGATTGGTGGCGGGTGTGGCCGGGACACAAGCGGCGGCACCCGCCATCCTCCGCCCGTGACCAGATACGGATTCGCCATCAAGGCTCTCCCCAAGGGCGGTAAGCCGTTCGGGGACGACGAAGAAGACGACGACCAGGCGGAAACCGCCGACGACGAGGTGCTCGAGGAGGAAGACCCCTCGGCCGCCTTCGGGGAGCTTCCCTCTGACCCGCAAACGCCACCAGGAGACCCTGCTGCGTCTCCGGCGGATCCCGCCGCCGAGCCCCCTGCGGAGGGCTCCGAGAGCGCCGCCCCCCTGCCCAGCGAGGAACCGACTGCCGAAGTAGAACCCCCGCCCGACGACTCACGCCCGTGGGCCGGAGACATGTACGACGAGGGCGACGAGACCGACCCGGCCGACTCATGGTCCGCATACACCGGCAGCAACGGCGAACAGGCTTGGCTGGACCGGGCCCCGGACGGCACACTCACAGGGTGGGTCCGGGACGGAACCGGCCAGGTGTGGCGCTACACCGACCCGGACGCGTGGGCGATCGACGTCGACGGCGCGCAGATGACCCGCACGCACAGCCAGGCCGAAGGCACCGATCAGCCCGAGAACGCCCCTCCGTCCGATCGTGGCGTACAGGATTCGATGTTCCAGTGAGGGAGCTGACGACGTGGAGTTGAACCGCCAGGCCTGCCTGACGCTGCAGCAGGAAGGCAAGGCCGCCTACCAGGCCGGAGACCCGGCCGACTCCAGCCCCTACAACCGGGCCGGCAACGCGGAGCAGCAGTTCGGGCACCGCTACTGGATGCGCGGTTGGTCCATGGCGCGGTCGGAGACGGAAGACGCCACGGACCAGCCCACGGCCAGCACAGGACATTAGGCAGACGCGAACGGCACGGTGCCCGGCGGCCCACTGTCCACCGCCGGAGGTTTCCCGCCGTGCCGAGCGCTCCACCCACCAGATCGTCACACCCGAACCCCCTGCGAGGCACCAGCCGGGCAATCTACGCCGTCACCGGCATAGTCGACGAGGTCAACGACCTCATCACCCCCGGCGCCTTCACACGCACCCTCGCCAACCGCCGCGTCAAAGCCGTCTGGCACCACGAATGGAAAGAGGTCGTCGGCGTCGTTCTTGACGTCGAGGAGTGGATGCCCGGCGACCCCCGGTTCGCCGACGTCCCCGACTGGCCGGCCGAGGCCGGCGCCCTGGTCGCCAGCGTCGAGTACAACCGGCGCACGAGTAAGGGCCGCGACGCCTACGAGCAGGTGATGCAGTGGTTCAAGCACGACGAAGCCGCGTTCTCCATCGGCTACCGGGTACCAACCGAAGGCGCCACCCGCCGCAGTGATGGCGTCCGCGTCATCCACCGACTCGACCTGTTCGAGGTGAGCCCCGTCCTTCACGGCGCGCACCCCATGACCCGCGCGCTCGAGGTGAAGGCCGCGGCCAATCCGGGCATGGAGTACAAGGCGACGCCGGGCGCCGTAGAGCTCGACCAGCCGACGGACGGAGGCCGTATCAAGGTTGCCGGACTGGCGGTCAAGGCCGAGGACACCGGTCGTCTCCTGCTGCTCCAGCGTGCCCTCGACGACGACGATCCAGCCGCAGGTACCTGGGAGATCCCGGGCGGGCACCTGGAGGACGGCGAGGACCCGCTCGCCGCCGCTGTGCGCGAGTGGCAGGAAGAAGTAGGCGCGGACCTTCCCGGCCCGACGAGCGTCGTCGGTTCCTGGACCGCTCCGAACGGCATCTACCGCGGGTTCGTCGCCATGGTCCCCGGCGAGTCCTACATCCCCCTCAACCGTCCGCACAGCGAGCGGCGCGTGGCCAATCCGGACGACCCCACAGGCGACGCCACCGAGGTCACCGCCTGGTGGCCGATCACGGCCCTCCCCGACATGCCGCTGCTCCGGCCTGAGTGCCGGGACTTTCCGTGGTCTCTTCTGGCCGGTGCCAGTCTGCCCCAGGGCACCGCCAGCCCGAAGCCCAACACCGAGGCGCAGCAGTTCGCCGCCGGCGTGATGAGTACCTATGCCGTGCTCGGCGCCGCGGAAGCGAAGTCTGCGCGCGCCGCGGTGGCCGCCGCACGGGCTGTGCCGCGCATCGAGCACAAGTCCGCCCGTTCCACGGTTGCCGAGGCCAAGAGCCGTTTCATGTCCCTCCCGGAGGTTTCCGCGATGTCCCCCAATCCCCTGCCCGAGTCCCTGGAACAGTTCCGCGCCCGCCTGTCCGACAGTGTCCGCGAACTCCTCAACCAGGGCGGCGAGACGTGGACGTGCATCGAGGGCACGTACCCGGACCGCGTCATCGTGTCCGTGCACGCCGAGGAGCTGGGCACCAGCAGCCACTACTCGATCCCCTACACGGCCACCGGTCCGGGCGACATCAGCCTCGGTACGCCACAGCCCGTTGAACTTGCCACCGTTGTCCTTCCGGAAGGGACGGGCGCGCAGCGCGCGGCCACAGAAGCCGAGGACGTCGACGCCCGAATCGTGCAGCCCACCGTCGAAGCGCTCGCCGACGCGACCGCCCGCATCACCTCCGTGGAGGCGGAGCCGACTCATCTGGAGGGAGTACGGGACAAGGTGCGCACGCTGATCGCCGCTCTCTCCGCGAAGGGCCTGAACGTTGACGACGACCGGGAGAAGGTCGAGGCGGTGCCCGCCTCCGCTCCGACGGCCGGACCGACCGGAATGGACCTGTGGGACGAGTACACATTCAGCGAAGAGGACGACGACGAAGTACCCGGCGAAGCGCCGACCACGGGGCCCCCGCCGCCCGTCGAAGACGACATCGACGACGAGGACGAGGACGAGGAGGGGACAGTGCGCATGAGCGAGGACGAGGTGAAGTCCGCACTCGCCTTGATGCGGGGCTGAGTCGCACACCTCCACGCACTGTCTGCAGCGCCCCGCCCAGCGTCATGAGTTACAAAACAGCAGGTCAAACCCAATGTGCTGCCCGCTCCTGACGGCCTGAGCGGGCAGCACGCGACGTTAACCACCCCCGCCGTCTTCTATTCCGCCTCGCGTTGAGGCGTCCCGGTGCTGGCCGGGCGAGCGACGCACGTCAACCGCCCCCAGCACCAGGGAGAACCAGCAATGCCCGACAACGCTCGCATCAAGGAGCTGCAGAAGCAGCTCCAGGTCAAGAGCGCCGAGGCCGAGACGATCAGCCAGGCGTTCAAGGTCGAAGACGGCAACTTCGTCGTCTCGACCGAACAGGCCACTGCCTTCCGCAAGGTCTCCAGCGAGGCGCAGGAGATCAAGAGCCTCATCGACGCCGAGCAGGGCCTGGTCGAGATCAAGCAGTACCTCGACGCGCCGGACACCCAGCCGGCTGCGGCCAGCCACTACGGCCAGGTGCGCGGCATGGAGCAGAAGTCGCTCGGTGACCTGTTCGTCGAGTCCGACGCCTTCAAGCGCGCCACCTCCGCCGGGTTCGACGACCGTCCGTACATCCGCGCGGCGATGGAGGGGAAGTCGATCTTCTCCCTGTCCGCGGGCACGGTCACGCACCAGACCCTCGGCAGCGTCCAGAACCTGGGCATCGCCGAGCGGGCCTACCGCAAGTGGCACGTGCGCGACCTGTTCCCGAAGTCCTCGACCAAGCAGACCGTTCTCTACGGCGCCCGAGAGACTGGCTGGACGAACAACGCCCGCCAGGTGAAGGAGCGCTACGCCGCCGACGGCAGTTCGCCGGCGACCGGTGCGGACACCGACACCTGGGGCCGTGCCCCTCGGTCGAAGCTTTCGCTGACCCCGGTGATGTACCCGGTCGCCGAAGTAGCCCACCTGCTGGACGCCCACAAGAACATCCTGTCCGACGAACCGCGCCTGAAGACGTTCATCAACACCAGGATGACCGAGGGCGTGAAGTTCGCCGAGGACTGGGACCTCCTGCACTCCGTCGGTGACGGCCAGTCCCTGACCGGCATCTACAACACCCCCGGCGTGCAGCAGTACACCGGACTGAACAGCGACAAGTACTCCGTCCAGATCCGGCGCGCAATCACCAAGGCGCTTCTGGCCGAGTACGAGCCGACCGGCATCGTCCTGTCCCCGACGATGTGGGAGCACGTCGAGGTCGAAGAGGACGACAACGGAGCCTTCCGCGTCGCCATCGCCGTAGCCATCGGCGCCGAGAAGAAGGTCTGGAGGCTCAACGTGGTCGAGACCACGGCGATGGCCGACACGGACTTCCTCATCGGAGCGTTCGGGCTCGGCGCCCAGCTCCACGACCGGGAGAACGTCTCCGTCACCGTCAGCTCCGAGAATGGCGAGAACTTCGAGAAGGGGCTGATCACCTTCCGCGCGGACGAGCGCCTGGCGCTCGAGGTCCCGCGGCCCGAGAGCTTCGTCATCGGCCAGTGGACCGAGCCGACCGGCTGACCGGAACGCCGGTAAGGGGGTGCACCCGGGCATACACGGGTGCACCCCCTCCACGCACCACCATCACGACGACGGAGGACGCTGGTGATCGAGAAACAACCCCTTGGCCTCGTAGAGGAGCTGGACGCGCTCGCCAGCGCCCCCGCTATGCACCGAGGACCGTATTGCAGCGTCGGCGCCTTCCTGGCCGTCGCGGACGAGAAGGCCGCAGCTTCCCTCCGCGCAGCGCTGGACGCCCCCCGTGTCCCCGCTCGGGCCCTCGCCGACACGCTCAGCCGGTACGGCGACCCGGTCACCGCGTCCACGGTCGCCCGCCACCGACGCCGTGGCCAGTCCAACGGATGCCGGTGCGAGCGATGAGCCTGAGCAACGACCTGCAAGCGCTCCTCGAACCGGCCTCCCACGACCAATCTCAGCCGACGCAGACGCAGCGGCTCCAGCCGGCCGTCCCCCGTGGTTGGGAAAGCGGGGTGCGGTACGAGCCGGGCGGGTCGATGGTCGTCACCGCCCCGCCCGCCGAGCAGCCGCCCGCCGGAGAGGCCGACTGGCGCGAGCGGGTCGAGGAGATGGGACTCGCCATCCCGGATGGATTCCGAGTCCGACTTGCTGAGGCCCGGCATGACCCGGCCGCCTGGCACCGTGATGCCGAGGGCGAGGACGCGGTCACCCGCGCTGTGTGGCGCTGCCGGTACGTCATCGAACCGGCAGCCTCAGCATGGCTGTCCACCGGCGACGTCGACGCCCTCGTGCGCGACGCGCTGCGCCGCCGCCGCAAGCCCCGTACCGTGCTCGACGCGGCACAGCGGGCCCTGATCGTCGTTTACGCCGACGCCCAGGCCGGGAAAGTCGGCAGGGACGGCGGAACTCGCGAACTTGTTGCGCGTGTAGCCGATCGCTTCGACAAGCTCGACGACCACGTACGCGACCTCAAGGCCCTCGGTCGTGGCCCCACGGCCGCGTACTGGTTGGATGCCGGGGACTGCGTCGAGAACGTCGAGAACACTGCGCAGCAGGCGCACACCAACGATCTGACGATGACCGAGATGGTCCGCGTCCACCGCCGGATCACGTTCGAGGGCCTGGACCGCCTCGCCGGGCGCTTCGATCGGGTCGTCGCCGCGACGTGCGGTTCCAACCACGGGCGGGTGCGCCGCAACCGTGAGGCCGTCGGACCGCCCAGCGACGACTGGGGCATAGAGGTCCTGTCGCAGATCGCCGATGCCTACGCCCGCAACGAGGACGCCTACGGACACGTCAGCTTCGTCATGCCGGAGCGGTGGCGGGAATCGGTATCGCTGGACGTCGCCGGAACCATCGTGGGCCTGGCGCACGGACACCAGTACGCGCGACCGGACAAGGCCGTGGATTGGTGGCGAGGCCAGACGTTCGGCCGGCAGCCGATCGCGGACGCGGACATCCTCATCACCGGGCACTTTCACCACTGGCGAGCGCAGCAGGTCGGCAACGGCCGCCTGTGGCTCCAGGCGCCGACGCTCGACAACGGGTCCGACTGGTACACCGCCCGCAGCGGCGAAGTGTCCGCGTCCGGGCTCATGGTGTTCAGCGTCGGCCCGGACGGCTGGGACGACCTCCGGCTCCTGTGAAACTCGACCAAGATCGTTCTTGCACAATTGTGCAAGCGCCGGATCGGGCAGGCGCGACGGTAGTCGTCACCCCGGTTCATCCTTCGTAGCCATCAACTACGGAAGGACACCCATGGGCCTCTACCGAGCGACCGGACAGCGAATCACGAAGGCGGCGTTCCCCGCGGTCGCCGTCACCGACCCGCCCAAGCGGATCACCGAGAACGTCTACTTGACCGAGCCGTACGGTCGCGGCGACGGCCGCCCCGAGGGGTCTCGCCGCCACCTGCTCTACGAGGCCGGAGACATCGTTCCTCAGTCCGTGATCGACCGGCTGTTCACCACGGCCACCATCGCCACCATCTCGCCCGCCACCGGGGCGGCCGCGGGCGGCACGACCGTCACCATCACAGGCACCGGGTTCGACGGCGCGTCCGCGGTGAACTTCGGCGCCACCGCCGGAACGGAGCTCAAGGTCACTTCCACGACCGAGCTCCGAGTCAAGACGCCCGCAGGTGCAGCCGGAGCGGTTAACGTCGTCCTCGCCGACGACGCCGGCAACGTCACCAAGACCAACGGCTTCACCTACACCGCCTGACCAGGCAGGCGCCCGGGACCGCCCAGACAGGGGCCGTCCCGGGCCCAGCAGCACGCGACATAAGCGCCGCCCGCTGTGCAGGGTGCGCGCCGACCCGGACCACCACCCGACAGGGAGCCATCATGGCCGTCAACACCACCCGACCCCGTAAGGCCGCCACCGCGAAGACCGCGGCCAACGACACCACCGAGACCGCACAGGTCACCACGGAGCTTGAGAACGCCAGCACCGAGGCAACCACTACGGAGGCCACCGAGGCAGGCCCGAAGGCTCCCGACGCCGCCCCGCTCGAACCGCCGACGGTCCACGAGACGCCCGCACCCCCTGCCGCTCCCGGCTACGCCTCCCCGACCGACGTCATCCCCGACGACCTGGCAGAAGTCATCCTTGACGACGCGACCAAGCAGCCGCCGACCGACACCGACGCCGTGTTCCTGCGAGTCACCCCATACGGCTCCACCCTCATCTGCACAGTCCGGCTGATCGAGCGGACGTTCCTGGGGCCGCACCGCAACCCCGTCGAGCGACTGCTGCAGCCCAAGGGCGCCCACGTCTCCGAGAGCGTCGCCGCCCGTATCCGCGAGCGCCTGGTCGCGCAGGCCGCCACGACCGACACCGAGAAGTAAGGAAGACCTGGAGTGTCGGTCGTCGACTACGAACCCATCTACGGCGGGGCGCACTACGACCCCGAACCGGCCGGCGGAGCTGTCAGCCGCCTGGACCTGTACGGCACGGCCGACCGCAGCGGCCCCGTGGCCGCCGCGGCGACCACGGTCACTCGGCTTCGTCCCGGCGCGTACCGGTTCGACCTGCCCGAGGTACCGCCCGGTCGCTACTGGGGCATGGTGACTTTCACCCCCAGCGACGGCGCCCAGCCGGTCAAGGACACATCCGTGCGCCTCGACTTGCCCATGGGCATGGGCCTCGTCACCTCCCCGGAAGCCGTCGCCGACTCGCTCGGCGTGCCGCTCCCGATCACAGCCGACCAGCGCAGCGCACTGGAAACAGCCATCCGCAACGCGCAGGCCGACGTGGTGGGTTACCTGAACCGCCCCGTCCTGCCGCGGGCCCTCACCTTGCGCGCGGTCACGCCGTACTACACCGGCAACCTCGACCACGCGGAGTCGTGGCCCCTGCCCGACCAGGACGACCTGGTGGAGGTCATCGCCTACCGGCCGCACGGAGATGGGACGTACGACGTCGACCTCCTGGTGGGCCTCAACGGGACCGCGGAGGAGACCATCGTCCGCTACGTCACAGCTCATGCCGCAGAGTCCGAGCGGCAGCGCCCCGGCGGAGTCGGCAGCTCGGGGCGTCGCGTGTCCTCGGTGAGCGCAGAAGGACAGTCCATTTCCTACGAGACCGCGCCCACCGCGGGGCAGGCCGGAGCGCTCCCCGCGCTCGAGTCCCTGAACCGGCTACGCCGCCGCCTCTACCAACCACTCAACCGACCGTCGCGCCCACCCTGGCCGTACTCCACGTACCGCGGCCGCCGGTACCGCTGATCCACGAAAGGAGCGCACCCGATGGGCGACCTCTACCACTCCTATGGTGAGCTGGCCGGCGGCCAGATCGAGGGCATCGACTATCAACGGATCTGGCGCATTTCCCAGGTCTCCACCCTGCTGCACCTCGCCATCCACGGAGGCGGGATCGAGACGGGCACGACCGAACTCGCGGACGCGGCAGCGGCCGACATCCACGACTTCTACAGCCTTGACGCCTTCATGCCCACTGGCACAAACGACGCCCTGCACATCACCTCCACCCGGTACGACGAGCCGCAGGCCCTCACGATGGCGCAGGTCGCAACCCACGTCGTCTCGTGGCACGGCGCGACGGGCGCGACAGCGCTCACTTACCTCGGAGGACGGGACTACAACCTCCGCGATCAGATCGGCCAGTGCCTCAAGGACGCCGGGTTCACCGTTCAGCTCGCCACCGAGGAGCTGAACGGGAACGACCCCAAGAACATCTGTAATCGGAACAGTCGCGGCATGGGCGTTCAGCTTGAGATCAGCACCGCCCAGCGCGCGGCGTTCTTTCTCAACGGCGACATGACCCGGGCCAACCGCAAGAACATCACAGCCGCGTTCACGTCGTACGTCACCGCGGTCAAGTTGGCCGTCTCCAAGGCCCTTGTCGCCGCCGGAGCTGGCTGACCATGGCCGTCGTCCTCTCGAACGCCCTGCTGACCGTGTATGCGCTCCCGCACCCCTGGGTGCGCGACGCCAACGGGGTGCCCGTACCGCCGAATCCGAACGTCCGGCCCGAGCCACGCGGTACGTGGCCCGGGTCGGTGCTGGAGCAGGCCGACGGCTCATGGACGGTGCGCCTGGATCCGCAGGCCTGGCCGGTCAAGGATGGCGACACCATCTCCGACGAGACCGGTCGGGCCTGGACGTTGACGAGCACCCGTAACCACCGCGTGCCCGGCTGTCCGGACGTCGACTATGTCCAGGCCACCGCCACTCTCAACCCTCCTGAGGTCCCGTGATGGCGAAGTTCACGCCCGCCCAGGGTCTTGAGCAGTCCCTCGCTCGGATAGTCGCCCCGGCCGTACATCGCATCGCGCAGAAAGTGGAGGTTGAAGCGAAGCGGTTGGCGCCGCCGACCAAGCGCTGGGTGACGATGGGCGACGACCGAGTGCGCCCCACTCACGTCGCCGCTCAGGGCCAAGTAGTCCCCGGCAACCTGCGCTTCACCATCAACTCCATGGACTGGGACCGCAAGCACCGCGGCGTCGGCGCCTCCACATACATGCTCGAACCGCGCGACCGTACGTCCCGCGCCATCGCGAACCTCAAGCACTGCCGCTGCACCACTCACAAGGACCCGGACGGCATCGCCCGGCACATCAACACCGGCCAACCCGTGGTTGCCGGGAGGCGGGTCACGGTCACCGTCTCCGTCCAGGCCCCGAACGTCGTCGAGGCGGAAGTCGGAACGGTCTACCCGGGCAACATGGTCGCGGACGGCACACACTTCATGTCCCGTGCGGCCGCCATCGTCGCCGCCCGCCGCTGACGCGGGGCTCAGTCGTCCCAGTATCCCGGGTCAGCCGCGCCCCAGCCACGCGCCGGCGAGCTCTGATCATCGAACGACCGGCCGTACGTGCACGTGGTGTACGCGTCCCCATACGCCCACGACTCAGTTGTCGGGTCCTCCTCACCACCGTTCTGCAGCCGAGACAGCGCACAACGTTCCATCGCCGCCTCGTAGTCCGGCCCGCTCGACGGGCGCTCCGCCGGCTCCGGCTCCTCGGCACTGCTGCATGCGCCGACCAAGACCAAAGCACCCGCCACGGCAGCAGTCGCCACCGCACGTCGCGTTCTCATGCATCCCCCCACAGGACTTGCTGATTCGCTGCCGCAGGCTACCGCCCCTCACCGCTCCGCAACTGGTGAACGCGACACAAACCGATCCCGTCCGCACAGTGCCCGCCATGGCTACGAACACGACCATCAAGAAGAACACCGCCACGGCGGCCGAGCCCGTCCCCGACACCGTCATCGACACCACCGAGCCGACTCGCCGCGCCCCGGCCGTTGTCGGCCCGCCTCTCGGCCTCGGCCAGGAGCCGGAGACCGTCACTCTGTCTCATCACCTGCGGATCAGCGGGACCGACTACACCCCAGGCGCCAAGATCCTCGTGTCCCCCGACTACGCCCGCCGCCTCCGGGGCCAGGGCTTCACCGCCCGCACCTGATGACCGACCTCACCCTCGCGGACGCCGATCCCGTGTCCGTACTCCTGGCCTGGCTCCAGCAGAGCGACGCGGCCGCCGAAGCCCTCGGCGGCCGCGGACGCGTGTCCGGCATCGCCGAAGCCCCCTGGCCACACCTGGTCATCGGCCACGGGCCCGGAGGAGACCTGCGCGACCTCCGCTGGGCCACCGCACCCGAAGTGACACTGGAAGTGCACGGCGACCCTGGCGGATGGCCGGGCAAGGCCGAACTGCGCCGCATCCTCCTGTTGTGCGCCACAGCAGCCCAGACCATCGTGGAAGCCCCCCACACGCCCGGCCGGCCGGTCATCAACGGCATCAGCCCGTCCGGACTCCTGGTCTGGTCCCCGCTCGTCGACGGCCAGCCACGGTGGCTGATGAACCTCGCCGTAACCCTCCATCCGTGACGACGCGACGCTAACCGCCCCGGCTCTCCAAGGTGTCCGCCCCAGCACCCGGACACCTTGGAGAAGCCGTCATGGCAGGCGAGAGCGCCAACAACAACGAAATCGTCATCCCATCCATCACCAGGATCTTCCTGGGCCCCGTCGGTTCTACGGCCCCGGCCGACGCCACGTCACCGATGCCCGAAGCCCTGCGGAACGTCGGACTCACCACCGAGGACTCGCTGAAGTTCAACAGCGAGCCGAACTTCGAGCAGGTCCGCAGCGCCCAGTCCTCGTATCCCACGAGGACCTTCCAGACTCAGGACGCCGCCACGATCGAGGTCGACCTGCAGCAGTGGTCCGGCAACAACTTCCGAGCGGTGTACGGCGGCGGCACCATCGCCACCGTGACGGTGACCGGTCCGCCGGCGTCGACGCACTACAAGTTCACGCCTCCGCGCATCGGATCCCGCACGGAGGTCATGGCCGTCGTCGAGGTCATCGACGGCGGCAAGCACTACCGCTACATCATCCCCCGCGCCATGCAGATGGAAGGCGTCAGCAAGGACCTCGCCAAGACGAAGGAGGCCGTGCTGCCGCTGCGCCTGGCGGTCCAGGGCGGCGACGACCTGGACGCCTGGTACGTCCTCACGGACGACCCCGCCTTCGCGACTGCCTGACCTCTCGCGGCAGCGCGCGACACAAGCACTCACGGCTTGCGAGTGTCCGCGCGCTGCCGCACTCCTGCGATCCAGCCACGCATTCACGAGAGGTCACGCACATGTCGTACGTCATCGACCTGGACGCCGAACGCCGCGAGGTTCAGTACCCGGACGGCATCCCGGTGAAGTTCAACGGCGACCAGTACATCTTCCCGGCGGAGCTGCCGGCCGACGCCCTCGACCCGATCCTGTCCGAAGACCTGGACCTGGTCGGCCTCCTCGGCGAAGTCATCGACTCGACCGACGGCGACGCCGGCGTCGCGGAAGTCATCGCCGCCCTCTTCCGCCGTCCGTCCCTGCCGCGGAAGTTCCTCGCCGCGATCCGTGCGACGTACGCAATCCTCCTCGGCGAGCAGCACACCCAGTTCCTGGAGAAGCGCCCATCGATCGGCGACTACGTCCGCCTGACAACCGGCCTCACCAGGGTCTACGGAGTCGAGCTGGGAAAACTCTTTCGGTTGGGCGCCTCCTCCGAGAGCGATTCCCCGACGTCGAGTCCGACCTCTCCCGATTCCACCGGATCGACGCCCGCCGAGTCTGGCTCCGTCCCGGCCAGCCCGGATTCCTCGGAGTCCGACGGCTGATCTCCCTCGTCGACGGCCTGCCCGACGACTCCCAGGTCCGTTCCGCCCCTCTCGGCGGCTGGACCAAGGTCCTGGAGCTCATGGCGCTGATCGTCGACGAGATCGGGCTCCTGGCCGCGGACAAGCGGCGCGAGGAGCCGACCACCATCGTTCGCCCGCAACGCTCCGAAGCACCAACGCACCGCCGCCCTGGCCGAGTGCCACCGCCGCAGCCGGAGCCGCAGGCACCCCGCATGACCGGCCATCAGCAGATGCTCATGGCCGCCATGCAGAGAGGAATGGTCCGTAGTGGCTGAGGGCCTGCAGGCCGGTCGCCTCGACGTGCCGGTCGTCGCTGACCTTTCGGGGTTCGCGCAGAAGCTCCGGGCAGAGGTTGAGGCAGCCGCCGAGGGCCTGGCCGCCGCGGTGAAGGTCAAGGTCGACGAGAAGGGCCTCCGCAAGCGGCTCAAGAAGGCTGTTGAGGAAGCGTCCAAGGGCGTCACCGCCACCATTCGCGTCAAGATCGACGAGGACCGGTTCCGCGCCGAGCTCGACAGCGTTCGCCGGCGTCTCGGCGAAGCCGACCTGAACCTTCCCGTCCGGCCCGAAGGCGACGGAGGAGGCGGCCGCCGCGGTGACGGTCTCCTTCCCGGGCTGCGGGGCCTGATCGCCGGCGCACAGGGAGAAGCCGACCGAACCCCGGTCAACGTGCCCGTGCGGATGCGCATGCCGGGGCGCGGCCGCGGTGGTCTGCGAATGCTCGGCATCGGCGCCCTGGTCTCGCTGCTCGAGCCCGCGGTCGCTCTGATCGGGCAGTACGGAGCGGGGCTGACTGCCCTGGTGTCGTCCATGGCCCCGGCCGTGGGCGTCCTCGGCGCAGTTCCCGGCATGATCGCCGCCGCCGGTACCGCGCTGATCGGCACGAAGATGGCGTTCAACGGGTTCGGCGAAGCCGTCAACCAGTCCATGAAGGCGCAGCAGATGCTCGCCGACGACGGCAAGATCACCGAGGCGCAGCAAGGCAAGCTCGACGAGGCGCTGGGCAAACTCTCGAAGTCGGCCCGCAAGACCGTTTCCGCGGTGACTGAGCTGTCCGTCGGATGGCGCAAACTCCGCATGGACGTCAGCGAGCGGTTCTTCTCCAAGGTCACCGACGACATCAAGCCGCTGGCCAAGTCAGCGTTCCCGCTTCTCAAGAAGGCATTCGGCGACTCCGCGTCCCAGATGGGTTCCATGGCGGAGCGCGGCGCCAAGTTCATGCAGACCGGCGTGTTCCGCAAGGACTTCAAGACGATCACCGCGTCGAACTCCCGTGTCCTCGGCAGCATCACCAAGAGTCTGGGCAACTTCGGCCGGACCACCCTCGACTTCCTCGTGGCATCGGGCCCCTTCGCTGAACGGGTCTCGCGGGGTGGCGCACGGCTCACGCAGTACATGCGGGCCTCCGTCCAGGCAGGGCGGGAAACCGGCAGCCTCGCCAGGTTCCTCGACCACGCCGGCGACAAGGCCGTTCAGCTCGGCCGGACCACCAGCAGCCTCGTCAAGGGGCTCGGCGGCGTCGGGAAGGCCGCCATGGACACCGGCGACGCCATGTTCGACGGGTTCGAGGGAACGATGCAGCGGTTCGACCGCTGGGCCAATTCGGGCGTCGGCCAGAAGGCCATGAAGAAGATGTTCAGCGACGCCGCGCCGGTGTTCCACGAGGTCAACATGCTCTTCGGAGACATGATGCGGGGCATCGGCCACGCCATGCAGGACGGCGGAATCACTGACCTGGTCCGTCAGATCCGTACCGAACTCGGGCCCGCGCTGGGCACCGTCTTCAGCGCGATCGGCAACACCATCGGCCCGGCCGTCGTCAGCGTCATCTCCAACATAGCCAACGCGATCGGGGACCTGTCCTCGGCCGGAAGCGGGCTCGGCGTACTGCTCGTCACTCTCAACGGCCTGCTGCAGATCTTCAACACGATCATGGGCGTGATCCCCGGAGCGAACACCGCGCTGGCGGTGTTCCTCGGCACGATGCTGGCCCTGAAAGTCGTAAGCGGCGTCGCCACGATGCTCCGCGGCTTCGGTACCTCCGTCACCGCGGCGGGCACGTCCGTGCGCACGCTCGGCACCACCATGCGCGGCACGATGGGCCCCGGCGTCATGGGCCCGCAGATCAACGCGTGGCAGCGGATGCGCCTCGCCTACACGGGAGCGGCGGCCGGAGCCGGCCGACTGACGGGCAGCCTCCGCGGCATCGGCGCAGCCAACCGTGTCGCCTCCCGCGCCATCGGCGGGATCACGTCCGCGCTCGGCGGGCCTCTCGGCATCGCGATAGCCGGCGTCACGATCGGGCTGGGCATCCTGGCCTCCCGGCAGCAGGCCGCGGCCCGCGCGACACAGGCGCACAAAGAACGCGTGGATGCCCTCGGTCAGGCCCTGGCGCAGTCCGGCGGGGCGATCGACGCGAACGTCCGCGCCCAGGCCGCACAGCTTCTGCAGGACACCGAGCTGGCCAAGGGCAAGGGCAAGCTCGTCGACATGATGCAGAAGGCCGGCGTGGGTCTCGGCCCCCTGACGGACGCCTACCTCGGTCAGGGCAAGACGCTCGCGGAGCTGCAGAAGGAACTGCAGCTGACCGCCGATGCCCATGAGGAGTACGCCACCACCGCGACAGGCGCGGCCAAGGGATGGGATGCCGAAGGCCTCGCCGCGATCCGGGCGAAGGACGCACTGGGAGAGGTCCGCGGCGAGCTGGAGGAGAGCCAGAAGAAGAACAAGCAGCTCGCCGATGCCATGACCGGATCCGGTGTGCTGGGCACGACCGCGTACGGGCGGCTGAACTCTGCGGTGCAGACCTTCGGGGACAAGACGAAGTCCGCGGATGAGCGGGTTGACGCGCTCAAGCGGGCGCTCGACTCCCTCAACGGGAACACGCAGTCGTTCCACGACGCCGAGACCCAGCTCAACTCCGTCATGCTTCAGATCGACGACGCGATGAAGGGGAACATCGACCGCGCCGAAGGGTGGGGAAAGGCGCTCGTCGCCAACGACGGTCTGGTCAACACCACCACGCGCAACGGCCAGAACCTCAACTCTCAGCTCACCGAGCTCCGCGATTCGATGCTCGCCGTCGCCACGAGATCGCAGGAAGCCGCCGAGCAAGGACTCATGCCCATGTCGGTGGCGATGGACAAGTCGCAGGGAGCCATGGACAAGGCCCGTGCGAAGGCAATTCAGCTCGCCCGAGACATGGGCATCCCGAAGGACCAGGCCAAGGCGCTCGCCGACCAGATGGGCCTCGTGCCGTCCACCATCACGACGCTGATGGCCACCCAAGGGGTCAGCGAAGCAACGACCGAGTTCCTGGGCTTGCGTCGAACCCTTGAGAGCATCAAGCCGGGCAAGTCGATTCAGATCACGGCCCCCACCGCCGAAGCCCGCAGCCAGCTCGAAGCGCTCGGCTTCACGGTGCAGCGCATCCAGGGCAGCAAGAAAGTGGTCGTTACAGCACCCACCGGCGCTGCCCGGGTGAACATCGCTGCGCTGGCCAGCGACATCGCGAACGCACCGAACAAGAAGACCGTCACCGTCAAAGCGATCATCCAGCAGGCGGCAGGAGACCTCAAGAACGTCCAGTCCAAGATCACAGGCCTCAAGGGCAAGTCGGTCGAGGTCAAAACGCCGACGAAGACCGCCCAGGCAGCGCTGAAGGATCTGGGATACAAGATCAAAACGGTGGATGGGTCGAACGGCAAGACGGTCCGGATCACCGCCCCGAACAAGAGCGCCATCTCGCAGGTGCAGGCAATCCAGTCGAAGATCAACAGTCTTACTGGCCGGACTGTGAACGTCGTCGTGAAGTACACCTCGCAGGGCTCACCGTCCATCGTGCCCAAGGCGGACGGCGGAATCGTAAAGTACGCCGACGGCGGGATCCGCAAGGTTGCAGGCCGGGTGAAGGCCTTCGCGAACGGCGCGGAGCAGCACATCGCGCAGATCGCCAAGGCCGGAGAAATGCGGCTCTGGGCGGAGCCGGAAACGTACCCAGGCGAGGCCTACATTCCGCTCGCACCCTCCAAGCGCAAGCGCTCCGAGGCGATCCTCGGAAGGGTTGCCGAGATGTTCGGCGGCACTGTCCTTTACCCCGGACGTGGCGCAATGCGGGGCTACGCAAACGGAGCCGTCCTCGAGCACCGAAGCTCCTCCGTCCGCAAGACCACTACCTCACGTACCGCCGTTTCCCAGGCAAGCGGTGCGCTCGTGGGCGGGGACCTGAACTTGAACATCGGCGCCGTGGGCACCACGGCCAACGCACTGGAGGACGCCATGTTCGAACTGCGCCGCCTCAGGCTGGGCGGAGGTGGCCTGCAGTGAAGGACGGCGACTGGTTCCTCGGATACAGCGGACGCGACGACCTGCCTGGTGCGGGGCTCACCTTCGGCCGGTTCCGGTCCGGCATCTACTGTCTGAAGGAACCGTCGATCGCGTTCGCGGACCCGGATGTCGGCGACCAGCCACTGCCCGGCGAGGACGGGGTGCGGTTGGGGCTCGACTACCAGCGCTCCGTCACGGTGACGATGGAGCTCGGCATCGACACGGTCAACGCCCCCGCCGATCGCACGTATCCGCGCAAGATCATCAAGGGGCGGGTGATCGGTGACTGGCCGGACGAGCCGCATATCCTGGAGCTCCTCAAGCGCACAGGCAACCGGGCAAGTTGGAACGCCGACGGGATCGCGATGATGCGCCAGGTGTGGCGGGCAGACTCGGTCCGGGCCGGGGCTGGCCGGGTCGCGTGGCTGCGCCACCGAAAGGCCGGGCGGACACGGTTCCTGTTTGGCCGGCCCCGGAGGTTCGCTGAGGGCGGCGGCGAACTGTCCAGCCAGGGGTATACGCCGGTCGTCGCGGACTTCGTGGCAATCGACGACAAGTTCCTGGACGTCACGGAGAAGACGGCCACTCTGTGGGAGTACCCCCTTCGGTACATGCGACCGGTGCCCGGCCGGGTCATATCGCATCACCCCATCGAGCCGTGGGACCCGGGCAACTCACGCCGTACGGCAAGCATCGTGCAGGCGGGGCAGTTGTCCACGTACCCGATCATCACAATCCATGGGCCGTGCGCCAACCCGAAGATCACGCTGACCGACCGGTGGGCTGTCCAGCTCGCCCTGACGCTGAAGTCAGGGGAGTACGTCACCATCGATGCCCGCTCCTTCGCGCGGACCGTGGTGAAGTACCTGCCGAATGGGAGCTATTCGTCCGTTGCCCACAAGCTGACGCGGGCGAGCCCGCGCCTGGCCGAGATGACGATTCCACCCGGCACGTGGCACGCCCGGCTCGACTACACCCGCACGACAACTGCGCAGAAGCAGGGACCTCGCGTCGAGATCATCTGGCGGGATGCGTTCGCGGGGTGGTGAGCCCGCGACGCTAGGCCCACCAGCAGGCCAGCCTCCGCGGACCTGATCCGATTCGGAGGCACACATGGCATGGGACGGAATCCCCTGGTTCGTCGAGGGCACCGCGGCCTCGGAGGAGACGCTGCGGCTGATCGTGGACGCGGCGGCCGGTGGCGGTGAGGGCATCATCGGCCCCACCGACTTGCGGGTCTCTGCGCTTGAACTCCCCGGCGCGGGCGTTCAGGTGTCCATTGGGGCGATGATCGCCAAACGCCGGGGGGCGGGCGGCTCGCAGTCCTACGCCGCCCGCATGGCCACCACTGAATCGGTGGACATCGAGCCGACCGCCGCGGACGGGCCCCGCAGCGACCTGATCGTTGCCCGGATTGAGGACCCTTACGGCGGAGAGGTATGGCCCGAGCCGGAGGACCCGGCGATCGGCCCGTATGTCTTCACCCGGGTCATCCCGGACGTGCCACCGGGCACCACGAGCGTCCAGGACATCGAGCCGGACTCCACCGCCATCACTCTGGCCCGCATCGACCTTCCCGCGTCCACGCCCTCAGTGACCGCCGGCCTGATCGTTGACCTGCGCCGGATGGCCCGGCCCCGCTCGGAGTTCCGGCGCGAGTATCTGTACGCAGCGTGGCCCACAGCCGATGACCTCGGCCCGATCACGGATGCCTGGGAGCAGTACCCGCTCGGCGCCCTGTGGCAACAGACCGTGCCGGAGTGGGCCACCCACGTCACCGTGCACGCGCAGACCACCGGCCTTACGCACCCCGATGCCGTGCTGGCCCGCGGAGAGCTGCGCGCGTACGCAGGTGACCAGCAGGGCCCGGGAATGCCGTACCTGGCCGAGGCAGCGGGCCGGCTGACGCTTCAGGCCGGACACACGTTCCTGATCCCGCCCGAGGCCCGGGGCACCGTTATGCCCGTGGGCATCGAGGGGATCGGCAGCGTGGGGGCCACTGGGCTGATCCGCGCGGACACCGGCACCACGCTGTCCGCCGAGATCACGTTCTCGCAGGCACCGGTGGCGGCCTGATGTCCTGGCGGTACATCGCACAGCGCACCACGACCGGCGACTTCCTGGACTGGGACGTTCCATTCGTTGCGTCCGGCGTCCCGCGTCGCGAGCTGAACGGGCCAGGACTGATGCAGGGCACGATCAATCCCGAGTACTCCCGACTGATGGCCAAGCCGGACGGCCTGCCGCTCTTCGCTGAGTGGGGCACGTCCTTGTTCGCCGAGTTCAACGGAAAGATCCGATGGGGCGGCATCGTCACGAATCTGTCGTACGAGGGCCAGTCGGTGAAGGTCGAATGCGCCGGCTACACCGCCTACCCGAACGGCATGCCGTACTTCGGCCGGTCCATCCAGGCCGGGATCAAGATCCCGCAGAAGTGGGCGTACGACGGGAAGGACAAGAACCACGACGGGTACATCGACAAGACGAGCCCGAAGCGGAAGATGCCCCCGCGGCCGAAGGACAAGATCAGCCCGAGATGGGACGCATACGACGTCGTCCGCGAAATCTGGGGTCACCTCCAGAGCTATCACCACGGCTCACTCGGTCTCACCATCGACAAGCACGATTCGGGTTACCTGCTCGGCGCGAGCAACGGCGAGGACCCGTGGAACCTGCTGTGGTGGGAGAACCCTGACTGCGGCGCCGTGATCACGGACGTGATGAACCTGGCGAAGGCCGACTACACCGAGAGCCACCGGTGGGACGGCACCAAGGAGAAGATGCTGCATCACATCGACCTGGGCAACAAACGCCTGGGCCGAGCCCGCACCGACCTCCGCTTCGCTGAGGGCGAGAACATCATCGCGAAGGCCACTCCACAGGGGCCGGGCGACTTCTACGCCAACCAGGTCTACGTCCTGGGTAAGGGGGTCGGGCAGAAGACAGCGCGGGCCCGAGTCGTCATCGACGACAAGCGCCTACGCCGCGCCCGGGTCATCAGCCGAAAGTCCACCGCGAACCTCAAAACACTGACGTCCTACGGGCAGACGGAGCGGGCCAAGCACTCCGCCCGGCTGGTCGTGCCGTCCATCGCGATTCGTCAGCACCTCAACGCCGGGCTCGGCAGCTGGGCGCTCGGTGACCGCATTCTCGTCCAGGTCGAGGTGCCGTGGATCGGCGAAATGGCCATCTGGCACCGCATCATCGCCGAGGAGATCGATCCGGCCGAGGGCGTCGCCGTCCTCAGCCTCACCCGCTCCGACTTCTACGGCTGACCAGCCCGCGACACTAGCCCCGCCCACCGCGCACCCTGCCGCCCTTGACCACCACAGGAGCGGCAGGGGGCACAGCGTGGACTTTCGGCTCGACGAGCGCGAGCAGAGCAAGGCATTCGCGTCGTACCTCCGGGGCCTGGAGCGGCGCCTCGCGGCCCTGGAGGGCTCCAATCCCCTGACGAACGCGAGCATCGAGTCCGGGTCCCTCGATGTGTACGACGACGACGGAAACCTGCGGGCCTCGCTCGGGGTTCAGGGCGACGGCACCGTCGCCCTGGTCGCGGTCAACTCCGCGCCGCCACCCACCCCGACCCCTCCGGCCGTTGAGGAGACCCTGGCCGGTCTCGTCATCACGTGGGACGGCCTGTGGGCCGACTCCGACGTCACCCCCGCCGACTACGCCACCATCCAGATCCACGTCAGCCGCACCGGCCCCGATTTCCTGCCTGACCTGTCCACGATCGCCGCCACGATCAGCGCACCCCACGGCGGCTCAGCAACCATCGCCGTCGAGGGCTACACCACGGTGTGGGCGCGCCTCGTCGCGACGAACACCGCGGCGATGACAGGCCCGCCCTCCGCGGCCACCGCCGGAACGCCGCGCCAGGCCGTACCGCAGGACCTCATCGACGGAATCATCGACGAGAAGAAACTCGCCGAATCCGCCGTCACCCAGGCAAAGATCGCACTGGGCGCCGTCGGAACCACCGCACTCGCCGACGGTGCGGTGCTCGCCGACAAGCTGGCCAAGGCCGCCGTCACCCTCGACAAGATCGGCGCCGGCGCGGTCACGCTCAACGCGCTCGGTGGAGCCGTCAGCGATCTGGCCGCCCAACGCTACGTCGACACGATGGCCGACCCAGCGGCCTGGCAGATCCTCACCAAGGCCCCCACCGCCCGCTGGGACTACCTCTCCGGCATCCTGGACGCCCGGACCGGGCAGACCGTCGGCCAGGCCACCGGCCACACCGCGCTGCGCGGCGCCGTGCAGATCGCCTACGACCCCGACGTCCTGTACCGGGTGTCAATGCGGGTCCGGACCACCGCGGCAACGACCACAGGCACCGACACCCTGCACCTAGGCGTGCTCGGCATCGCCGCGGATGGGATAACCCTGGTCAACCGGGCGGGCGCCAACGACTTCGTCACACAGCACTACTGCGCGGCCTCGGCCGCCGCTCAGCCCGCCGGCGGCGGATGGGTCACCTACACCGGCTACGTCAAGGGACTGGCCGCGCCGGGAGCGCAGGGCACCGGCGGCGTGTGCCTCGACCCGCGGGCCCCGGGAGTCCTGCACAGCGCGGTCCGCTTCATCTCCCCGCTGGTGTGGCTCAACTACGGAGCCGGCTCGACGTCGGGGTCCGGCGTGATGCAGGTCGACGCGGTCACCGTAGAAGCCCTCAAGACCGGCATAGTCGACGGCACCAACATCGTCGTCGGGTCCGTCGCGACCGCCCACCTGGCCGCGGACGCGGTGACCGCCTCCAAGATCGCCGCAGACGCGATCACCGCACGCGAGATCGCGGCGAACGCAATCGGCGTGAACGAGCTCGCCGCCGCATCCGTCACCGCGGTCGCCGTCGCCGCCGGGGCCATCACCGCCGAGAAGCTGACCATCGTCGGCAGCGGCAACATCCTCAGCGACCCCAGCTTCGAGGGCGCATACACCGCGGCGATCGTCGCCCCCTTCGCCTGGGCCACCCAGGACAAGGCGTTCGGGAACGGCTCGGCTTCCTCTCTCCAGATCAGCGCCGTGTCAACGACACCCGCCTACCGGTCCGTCGAGCTCACCTTCTTCCCCGCCACCGCCGGCGACCAGGTGTACCTGGCAATCGACTACTACGCCTCCGCGGACTGGGCCGGGGCCGAGATCAACCTCCAAGTTCGCTGGGAGACCGCGGACGGCACGATCCTCGGCTACGGCAAGGCCTCCACGACCACCCCCGTGCGCGGCGCCTGGACCCGGCTGACGACCACCGCCGCCGCTCCCGCCACCGCGGTCCAGGCCCGAATCCGTGCCGAGTCCGGGAATGGCACAGCGGGCAAGGTCTGGTTCGACAATGCGGCCGTCCGGCCTGTGGTCCCCGGGGTCCAGATCGCTGACGGCGCGATCACCGCTCCGAAGATCCTTGCCGGGGCCGTCACGACCGACAAACTCGTCGCCCTGGCCGTGACCGCGGAGAAGATCGCGTCATTGGCGATCACCACGGACAAGCTGGCCGCGCTGTCGATCACGGCGGACAAGATGGCCGTGAACTCGGTCACCGCCACGCAGATCGCGGCCGGCTCGATCGACGCCACCCACATCAAGGCGGGAGCCATCACGGCGGACCGGCTCGCGATCGTCGGCGGCAACAACATGTTGCCCGACCCCTCGTTCGAGGGATCGGGCGGCGCGGCGCTCGTTGCCGGGCAGACGTATTGGTCGATCGCGAACAGCGGCAACGGGTCAGCCAAGAGCATTCAGGTCAACGCCGTGAACCCGACTGCAGTGATCCGCACCCTGCAGCTTGCGACGTTCTCGATCCTGCCCGGCCAGCAGCTCCGCCTCGCCACTGACGTGAAACCCTCCACCGACTGGAACGGCAACAGCGTCCGCATCTACGCCCGATGGATCGACTCGGTGGGCGGGGTGGTCTTCGGGTTCGTCACCAACGCCACCCCCACGAAGGGGGCGTGGTCCACCATCGCGGGTGTCGTCACCGCCCCGGCGGGCACGGTCACGGTCGAGATCCGCCTGGCGACGTACGACTCGAGCGCCGGCACCGTGCAGTTCGACAACAGCACCATTCAGCCCGTGCTGGGCCAGGTGCAGATCGCGGACGGCGCGATCACCGCGGACAAGCTGGACGCGACCGCCATCAACGGCAAGACCATCACCGGTTCCACCGTGCAGACTGCCGCGTCGGGCCGCCGGATCAAGCTCGGATCAGACGGCAATCTGTACCTGCATACGGGCGCCTCAGCGGAGAAGGCACCCGGACGTATTGCGACGGCTCCCGATTCGCAGGCTATGCAGATCATCGGGCCGCAGGTGGATACCTCCATCGAGTACGGCCTGACCCTTCAAGACTCCTTCGGCGTGCAGTCGGTGGACATCGCAGCCGACCAGACGACAATCCACGGCCGGTTCTACACGGACTGCATCATCACCGGCACGGTCACCATCACGCCGACCGCCGCGAATACCCCGACGTCCCTCACTGTGACGGGACTCGGCCCACTACCCGGAAGCGTGCACCGCGCTTTCGTGACCGCGAACAGTCAGGTGCCCGGCACTGTCAACGAGGTCACAGTGACCAACGTCACCAACGACGGTCTCACCGTCTGGATCAGCCGAGGCAATGTCACCGCGACTTCGGTCTGGTTCCTGATTGTTTCCTCCTGAAAGGACCCACTCTCATGGCCATCATCGCTTTCGAACCGAACACCTTCTACGACCTGACCGTTACCTGCCACGTCACTGGGTGCCGGAACAACGGGCGCATCTGGGGGTGCGGCCAGGTCTATTCGAATCTGGATGGGACTCCTGACGTCACGGACGGCCGCTGTGGTCAGCCCATAGAGATCCTGACCGCCCTCAAGACCGACCCGCAGCCGAGCGTGTCGTAGGCGGCGCCGGGCGCAGGTCAGTAGTCAGGCCGGGACGCTAGTACGCCTCATCGTGCAGCGTTCGGGCTGCGGGGAGCCGCGGACCTTTTTCGAGGGTCCCGGCTCCCGCGCATCCCACCTGACAACCGTCGACCCGAGGAGGCGCTCATGGAGTGGCTCACCTCTCTGGCGCCTGTCCTCACCCCCCTCTTCGGCATGACGGGCGTGCTGGGCGGGGGATGGCTGGTATACCGCCAGGGCAAACACAAGACCACGATGGACACGCGCACCGCCGAGGCCGCGACCTTCGTGAGCAGCGTCCAGACCGTGACGCAGGGCTTCACCCAGCTCCTGGAGCAACAGCGCGCGGCGCAGGCTCAGACGCTCGAGCGGGTGACCACCCTGGAGAACCGCGTGGAGCGCCTGGAGGAGGAACAGCGGCAGTGGAGGCGGTGGAAGGCGGCCGCGGTCGAATACATCCACCAGCTCCGCGCCCTGGTCGTCAAGCTCCATGAGCGCCCTGCCCCGCCCCCGCCACGGGAGATCGCCGAGGACCTGAGCGACGACGGGCCGGGCGGCTGAGCAAGGACGCGACGCAAGACGCCAACGCCGCACACAGTCCGCCCGACACGCAACCTTGCATGAAGGGCAGAACCTATGACCACCACGCTCAACGCTCTCGCTATCGGCGGCCAGGTCGGCGCCGTCCTCCCGCTGCTGACCGCGGTCGTGCAGCGGCCCGCCTGGTCGGCGAAGGCCAAGAAGGTCATCGCTGTCGAGGCAGCACTCCTCGCCGGCGTTGTCACCGTCGCCGCAGATGGCGGGTGGAGCCAGTTCCAGCATGGGCAGCTCACGGCCGCGACCGTCGTCGGCGTGCTGGCGGCCTCCCAGACGAGCTACGACCTCCTGTGGAAGCCGAGCAAGCTCGCCCCGTGGATCGAGGCCCTGACGACGAAGAAGGCGCCTCAGCAGGCCGGATAGCGATGGTGACGCCCGTCCTTCCCCTGGTCGGCGGGTACCATCGGCACTCGAGGTGGCCGTACCGCTGCCGCGACAAGCGTTGAGGAAGCCGTCAGGCCTTGGGCATGACACCGAGGTGTCCCTTTCCCAGGGCGGGCCTGACAAAGTGCCTTCGAGACCACCGGGTGCGTGCAGAGCACTCGGGGCCGGGGAGCGGTTGCTCCTGCGATGAACCGGCACACGCTGTCGCTCGGCTCGGTACGGCCACCTCTCCCTGTCCCGGCAGGTACAACGCCCACCGAGGCCCGAGAGCAACGGGCACCACCCGAACCGGAGGACCACACCGCATGGCCACAGGGCACGACGAGATTGCGGCGGAGCTCAAACGCCTTTCGAGCATGGCCCCCGAAGGGTTCGTCAACGTGGTCGTCCACCACGTCATGGGTGGCCATCGGACCGGCGCCCCGGTCGACGTCCAGGCCGCAGCACTCGCCTCACCGCAGATGGCACCGCGGACACTCGACGCACTGGAGACCGCGATCAAGACGGTGCGCAGCTTCCTGCCCAGGCAGGAGAACGAGACCAAGCGAGAGCAGGCGGCCCGCCTCGCCCCGTTCCGCGCCAGCCTGCAAGAAGCGATGGGCCCGTACCAGGACGTCGTCGAAGACCTGGCCTACGAAGAGGCCAAGCATCTCGCAGCGCTCGACGATGAGACGTTCACCCGACGATGGACAGCGTTCGTCCTCAACGCGCCGGTTACCGGACCGGTCCCGCGACGCGTGCAAGCCCTCGCGTTTCGTTCACCGAGAGTAGCGGTCAGGTCCGACGCCATCTGTCAGGTAATGGCAGAGGACCCGGGGCGGTTCCTGCCGGCGGCCGCGCCTGACGAGAAGCGAAAGGAACACGACGGCCGGGTGCAGAAGTTCCGAGACCGCGTGACAGCGGAGCAGAGTTTCCTGCGGTACGCCATCCAGTATGCCGAGGCGCGAAACGGGCGGATGCCGGCCGAGCCGAACGTCCGCCTGCGTGCGCTTCGCCTCCTCGGGGAGAAGCATCCGGAGGAATTGTCAACGCTCCTGCACCAGGTCCGCGCGGAGCTGCGCGAGGGCAAGAAGGAAGCGCGCCGTGACGCGCGCGCGGTTCGCCGGGCCGCTGGGAAGGGCGCGCCGTAGAGGCGCGCCATCACCTATCGGATCGTGAGAGAGGGCGCGCCTGGGGGCGCGCCCTTCGTCGTACCCGGGCGCGCTACAGCGCGCGGCCGAGAGCGCGCCGGGCCGCCGCGGTCACCGGAAGGGCGCGCGGCGCGGCAGACGAGCGCGCCACACCGAACGCCTGGACCGCGCCGCCGCCGGCAAGCTCGAGGACCCGCGCCGCCTCCGCCGCGCGCGCCCCCGGCGGACTAAGCGGGCGGCCCGGCCGCAGGCGCGCGCCCTGACTGAACAAGGCGCGCTCCGGCAAAAGTGCAGGTCATGCGCCGCGCGCCTTCAAATCGGCAGGCGCGCCACATGAGCGCGCCGTGGCGAGCGGCTGTGAGGGCGCGGCGCGCGATCGTTTCGTCCAGGAACACCGCGCGCGCGATCGGCGGGGCGCGCATTGCCTGGCGCGCGGCGCGCCCCAGGCCGATCGCGCGGCCGCGCGGGCGAGGGCGCGCCTGATCAACGCGCGGCGCGCCTGATGAGGGCGCGGCACGCCTGGACGCGCGTTCGACCAAGCGCGCGGCCGCGCGCCCCTGAGGCGCGCCCAGGCGATCGCGCGCTGGCGCGCCCGCGCATCGGTCGGGCGCGCATATCGAGCGCAGGCGCGCGCCGTGTCCTGCGAGGTGAGGTGACGTGACGAGGTGGACGACACAGCGACGTTCGTACGCGCGCCCATGGGTCCCCGGGCGCGCGTCACGTCACGTCACCTCATCGTTCGGCGCGCGCACCATCGAGGTACTGGGCGAACTTCTGCTTGATACCGAGATCCGGCATGGGAGCCCGGCGGTACACCTCGGCAAGGTCCCCCTCGTCGGCTTCTTCGAGGAGGGCGATGACCTCGGCCCGATGCTGCTGAACGAAGTCCCGGAGCTCTCCCAGGCCAGGGTCCCCGGCCTCTTCGATCGGCCCCAGGTGTTCACCCACCGTCACAAACTTCACCCGGGCTTGGACTTCGGCCTCGTCGCGCAACGCCTGGCGCGCGATCGCCTTCGGATCGTCCGCTCGCATGGACTTCGGCGCGGCCCGCTTCCGGGGCTGCGAGGATTTCGTCGGGGGCGGGGCCGGGAGGTCCTGCGGCTCCTCGGCCGCACTGGTCTCCTCCGGGGTCTCGGCCGGCGAAGGTTCCTCGGCCTGCGGGTCCGGCGGCGGAGGTGCTTCGTGCTCGTCCAGCGGTGGCTGCTCAGCCTGCGGCCTGACGGTTGTCTGAGCCGTGCTTGAGGGCTCGCTGTGTTCGCGCGCCGGCTCGGCCTTGCCCGGCGGTGCCGGTGCGGCGGTCGGCTCGGTCGGCTGGTTCCCCTTCGTGGTCAGCTTCCGTTTCGCAGCCTCCTCTTTGATGTGGGTGAGGCACACGGTGATGAGGTCATCCGCGTTCCGTTCGCCCCACATATTCGTCTTGGTCGGGATCTGCTGGAGAGTGCGGAAGCCCCACTCCTCACGGAGAGCGTGCAAGCACGCTTCCGGGTCGGACTCGTTGGTGTGTGCCTTGTGGATCAGGTCTACGGCCTGCTTTCCGGAGAGCGCTGGCGGCGCAACCGCCGTTTCCGCAGACGTCCGCTGTTGGCGCTGCTGCCCCTGCCCCTGCCCCTGCCCCTGTCGCTGCTCCTGTCGCTGCTCCTGCTCCTGCAGGTACGCCTCCGGGCGAGACTCGATGACCTGCCGGGAGGTAGCAGCGTCCTCGTATCCCAGGCGGCGCAGCAGGGTGTCAACGCTGAAATCGGGGAAGCCGACGGATTCCCCCGGCTTGACGTCCCAGTGCAGAGTGCGGACGCCGGTCAGGTGCGCCTCGCCGAAGGTGTGGAGTTCCACGATGGCGTCGACTGCGGCCGGGAGGTTCTTCTCCGCCTTGATCTTGCGGGTCTTGTCCCGAGTGGGCTTGTCGTTCTCGAACGCCGTGACAAGTTCCTGACGGGCGAGCAGGAGGGTCGGGCCGGAGTGCCGGCGCAGCAGCCACAGGAACTCCCCCCACCGGTCCTTGGCACGGTTCCACAGGTCGGAGTCGATGACGACCGGGTCGTCCAGGCCGGGGCTGCGCTGCCGGTTCCTCTGCGCCTTCTGCACTGCCCGGCGGCGGGCGAAGAGGGCTTGCTCGTCACTGAGCATGTCCCACAGGTTGCTGCCGTTGTCCACGACGATCATGTTCTGCTTGCCGTTGACGGGCGGCTGTGCGATGGCCCAGCGGACGGCGTCGAGGATGTCCTGGTAGGTGCCGTTGTGCTCGACGATTTCGTACCGGGCGCCGCGAATGCGGCCGTAGTAGTCCGCGGTGCCCTCGGACCCGCCGATCTCGATCCAGTACGTCGTGCCGATCAGGTCGGAGCTGGTGCCGAGGGCGGCCTCGTAGCTCTTCCCGGACTTCTCCGGTCCGACGAGCAGCATCAGCGGGGGGTTGGGGAGGCCGGTCGGCTTCCGGGATCGGCGCTCGCGCTGAGGCGCGGTGATACCAGGCATCGGGGTTCCTTCGTTCGGGCTTCCGCGGGTTGCTCTCCCGCGGAGGATGGGCTGGCGGCAGCCTTAAGCTCTCGCCGGTCTCATCGCTGTACTATTCTACCCGCCCGAAGGCTGAACTCAACGCCGATTCAGCAGATCAGCGACAGGTTTCTCGAGGTCAGGGTCGTGGTCCTCGCGATGCCGGGCATACCAGCTGTCCAGGTCCTCCAGCCCCGCGCCCGCTTCCTCCGCCTCGGCCTCGGTCGTGGCGGCCCACTCGGCGACCGACTCGGCGTACTCCTCTTTCACGGTGTCCGGGTCCAGACGGGGGCTCAGCGCGCCGGTGATCTCGGGCCAGTCGGCGCCGGCCAGGGCCTCGGCCAGGACGACCAGGTCGACCAGGTCGTTGGCCATCTTCCGGAGACGGCGCGCGCTCCGGATGCGTTCGGCGGGGCTGATCGTCTCGGCTGTCGTGCCGACTGCCTGCCGGGCGAGGTCGGAAAGGTCACGGGCGGCACGGGCGGCGGTGATCCGGGCCAGGATCTCCGGTGTCATGGTGGGTCCGATCATGCAGGCGGCGGGCACCCTGGTCGGGGGCCCGCCGCATTGGTACGGGTGGGGGCAGGATGCCCTACACGCTAGCTGTGGTCATCAGGTCCTCGATGGTGAAGTTCTCCGGCACGGCCACTCCCTGGTCGCTGAGGTGGGAGGCGTAGCGGGTCAGGATCCGGTTGCGGACCTTCCGGCCGTTCCCGGACGACTGATGGAGCAGGCGGCCCATCCCTGTACCGGTGAGGTCTCCTCCTTGCGCGAAGCGCCAGGCTTCATTTGCCTTTAGCGCGGCCACGACCACGTCGTACAGGTCGTTCTCGGAGATCGGCTCCCGGTCATCCTTGCCAACGTGCTCGTCCACGGCGGGCTCCGGACCGGCCAGTTTCGCGGGGGGCGCGGGAGTCTTCTGCTGGACCGGGACAGTGACCGTCGGCTTCCGAGGGGCGGCTGCAGCTAGGGGGGCCGACGCGGACCTCGGCGCTTCCAGCTCGGCCGGGATGGGCCGGGCGGGCAGGACGCGGGTCGGATCGATGCCGGCTGCGGCCAGGCCCTCAGCGGCGGTCTCGGCCAAGGGGATGCCGTTGCGGGCCAGGCGCAGCGGCAACACGGCTTCAACTGGGGCCTTCTTGCGCCAGTTCCGGCCGAACTTGCCTTGCAGCTTGGCCTGGTACACCAGACGGTCCTGCTCCAGCTTGAGCACGGTGTCGTACGAGGCCAGCTCCCACAGCTTCATCCGGCGCCAGAGCCGGAAGGTAGGCAGCGGGGAGAGGAGCCAGCGCGACCACCGGACCTTGTCCAGGCGGCGCCGACGGCCGGTGACCGCTCCGATCCGAACGGCGTAGACGTGCGCGGCGATCTCGGAGACGGCGACCCAGAGCAGTGACATGGCCCCGTGCGCGACCTTGGACCAAAGGGTGTTGCCGGCCGCGACGTTCAGCGCGCAGGTGGTCAGGCTCAGCGCCCAGGGAACGAGGCGCGCCCACGCGAGCGGCATGTCCATGCGGATGAGGAGGAGGTACGCCCCGGTGAATACGGGGACGGCCGAGTCGATGGCCGTGGGGAGCACCCAGGGCTCGGTGAATCCCCACTGCGCGGCCTTGGTCGACACGGCGTCGAACGACGCGTAGAAGCCCAGGCCCCCGACGGCGATGCCGCCCAGGACGATGAGAGTGGCGGCAAGCAACTCCCAGCCGGTGAGCGGAGGTACACCAGAACTCGGCGGCCGTTCCGGATTGTTGCCCCTTCGGGCGCGGAAAAACGACAGCTTCGGCAAGACACCATCCCTTCGTTCGGGTCTTCCCGGTCGGCTTATGCTCGTGGCCTTCCGGGTCGACCAAACGATATAGCGTCCTCCGCTCGGGCGCTCGGACGGTACTCACCGCGGGTCAGTTCCCGGGCCGGTACGCCGCGGTGGCGTTCACCAGTCGAGTGCCTTCGTGGGCTTCCGCCGGTCCGGCCCCTGAACCTTCAGCAGGTGCGCGGAGGCCTCGAGCCGGGACAGCAGCCGTTCTCCGAGGATGTCCACGACGCCGAGACCGGGGCTGCCCGGCTTACTGCGGCTGCGCAGGTTCGTGGAGAACGCCGTGGGTCGGCCGGCCGCGACCCGGGAGTCGATCAGGTCGATCGTCTCCTTGCGGGCGAACTCCGTGGCGGTGATGTCCATCTCGCCGCAGAGCTCATCGAGGATCAGCAGATCGCAGGTGACGAACCGTTCACGCACCTCGTGCGCGGTGAGGTTGTGAGGGGCGGAGTCCGGCCGGCGCCACGTCAGGTAGGTGGCGTGCTTCACGAACCGTACGACCAGACCCCGCTCGGAGGCCTCGTTGCCGAGAGCGGCGAGTGCGGCCGTCTTCCCGCTGCCGATGTTGCCGGGGACGATCATGTTCAGGACTTCCGGCCGGGCGCCGCGCTTCTTCCCCTCCACGAGAGAGCCGAGCCAGTTCCGCAGCGTGTTCGGCTTCTGGTTCGGGTCCAGGTGCTCGAACCGAAAATGCAGGTACTCGTCGTGCGCCGCGTCCGTCATGCTCCGCTTCCACAGGTCCCGGCGTGCCCGCGTCTGCGGCACGCTCACGTCGTCCCACAGGCCGTCCTCTGGCTCCGGCTGGGCAGGCATTCCGAGCTGGGCCAGGTTCGCTCCGCCTCTCTCCAACACACCGAGGACATGCGCGCTGAGGCTGCCGAGAGCGTGCATGCCCGCGTCGAGGGCGTGAGCCGCGGGGTCGGCGGTGATGGTCATGGGGATCACGCTCCTTACGGTCGTTCGACCACGCCGAAGGTGGCGTCGTCAGCGTCGTCGGTGCCGGCCGCCACGGTCGACGGGGCATTGTCCGTGGCGCCCCAGGTGGCGGAGTCGCTGTAGGGGACGCGGCCGTCCCGGGCACCGGGCTGAATGTGGTTGGTGACGATGCCCAGGGCGTTCTGCCACTGCTGGGCAGTGGGCCAGTGCCGCTCGGCACGGATGAGCGCCTTGCCGCACTGGTTCTTGGTGTAGTTCTTCAACAGGGCGTTCCGGACCTGCCCCCGCATGGCGACGTAGCCCTTCTTGTCGCCGACGTACGGGCCGAACCGCTGCTCCGCCTCCGCCCACCACCAACTGGCGACTTCTTCCGCGTCTGCGTCCAGGAGCGCCTTCTCCGCGGCCTTCTGCGCAGACTCGTCCGACCGCTCTTGCGCGGTCTTCTTCGGGGCTGTGGTCTTCCTCGCGGGAGGAACGCGCTTCGCCACGGTGACGGGCCGAGCAGGCTGCGGCGCCTTGGCCGGCGGGTTCGGCTCGTCCTCCGCCGGGCCCTCCGGTACGTCGTCGCCCGGGGGCGCAGCGTCCCTGTCAGGTGTCTCGAAGCCGTCGGTGCCGAGCGTGCCGTCCGGGTACTTCACGCGGAAGGACCCGTCCTCCTGCTCCACGACGGGGATGTCGAGCTTTTCCCCGAAGGTCACGTAGTCGGCGGCCCACTGGCCGACGGGGTGGTCGGAGACAGCCGTGCCCATGGCCGTCTTCCCGTCACGGAAGCGGCGGCGCTCCAGGCGGTAGTACCCGCAGGAGGCAAGTCGGTGCAGCATCTTGCGGACGGCGTCGCGTCCCTCGCGTCCCTCGCCCTTGGAGAGCTGTTCGGAACGGACCTGCCACTCCTCGCTCTGGTCCAGGAGGTACGTGAGCAGCCCCAGGTCGGCGTACTTGAGGCGGTCGTCTCGGACGGTCGCCGACTCGACGATGACGAACGGTGTCCGCCGCTTGATGCGGGGGCGGGTGTTGCTCATACGGCTGCCTCGGAAGTGCTGTCGTCGACGAGGCGCACGTACGTGTGCCAGGTCTTGCGGCCGGTGGCGCCGGTCTCGTAGCGCCGCTCGTGCTCGATCAGGTGGACCTCGCGCAGTTCCGCGAGCGGCAGCCGGATCTGGTGGGGTGTCATCCTGCACTTTTCGGCGATGGGCGGGATGTCGACCCACCCCGAATTCATGTGCAGGGCGAGCACGTGCAGGACACGGAACGCGGCGTGGGAAATGCTGCTGGCAAGTGCCTCAGCCATGAAGGCGGTAGGGGTAGTCATCGGTGTTCCTCAAGGAAGCGGGGCCCGGCCGTTGGGAGCCGGGCCCGGTGCGGTCAGTGCTGGGCGTCCTCGGCGGAGGGCCGGGGACCGGCCATCAGCTCAGGGGCGTCCTTGAGGAGGTGGTCCAGGGCCCCCGACTCGTAGAGCCGCAGCAACCGCTTCTTCCCGACGTCCTTCTGCTCCCACGTGAAGGTCAGGTTGCCCGTAGGGTCGCCGCCCTTCGCGTACTTGAGGCCGGGCACGATCTGACCGTTGCGGGTGTCGATGATCAGGCCCGTGTCCTCGTCGTACTTGGCGTACTTGAGCAGGCTCTCTTCCCACTTCTTGTTCCGGCGGACGACGACCTCAGTGCCGCCGTTCTGGTCGGCGTACCTGTTGAGAGCCGCTTCGTTGTCCTGGTCCACCACGACCTTCGGCTGCGCCAGGTTCACCTTGTACCGGCCGATCACGTCGTCCCCGACGCGGAGGACGAGGTCGGACTGGCCACCCTCGACGTAGCCCTTGATCAGCGGGGCCTTGGGCCCGTCCGTCTTCGGCGTAAGGACCGTCTTCTGGTGATCGGTCATCAGCCGCGCCAGGGCGCCGACCAGGCCGATTTGCAGCAGGCTCGCTCCGGCCGGCTGTTCGGCCTGAGTGTCCTCAACAGCGTCGTTCGCCATGTGGTGTTCCTTCCTTCCCCGGACGCCGGCCCGGGTTTGGGACTTGTCCCGGGCGGGGATGTCTCGGGGGCGTCACACATGGAAGTACGACAACCGCCGATTTTTGTTACACCTAGGCCCAGGTAGCTGGGTCGCTCTCCCAGCCGAAACAAACAGTACAGCAATGAGACCGCCGTTGGTGGGAGGGCGACGTAAGCCCCGCGGCACCCTAACTTTCGTCGCGGCTCTGCTACTTCCGGTGACGTCACCGAAAGCTGGCAAGGCCCCGGAGCTGCCCCATCCGGAACGAAGGCAGCACCGGCCCGGCGACGGGCGAGGGCCGGCCATGACGGCATGTCCCGCTTGCGAGGCGGGGCGCCGCGGTAGAAGTCCGCGGGCTCGCAGTCCTCGCCCATCGCCGGTACCAACGCATGGGAGAGGACCGCACCAGCCGTGACCGACACGATCGCCGCCCCACCGCGCTACATCACCTACGTGCCGCTCACCGACCTCACCCCGGCACCCCGAAACCCCAAGCGCCACGAACTTGAGCTGCTCATCGACGCGATTCGCATGCACGGCCTGGTCGAAGTCCCCGTCGTCGACGAGCGCACCCAATGCGTCCTGCACGGCCACGGCCGCCGAGAGGCCCTGATCGAGATGCAGGGCCGCGGCATGACCATCCCCGGCGGTGTCGTCCTCGACGAGGACGCGGGATGGCTCGTACCCGTACTGCGCGGCTGGTCCTCCACGTCCGACCACGAGGCGGAAGCCCTCGCCATCAAGCTGAACCGGCTCCCCGGCGAAGGCGGCTGGAACCCCCGCGAGCTCGCCGCGGTGCTTGAGGACCTTGCCACCGGGGACGCAGAGCTGTTCGACTCCCTCGCCATCCCGGCCGACGAGATGGACAAGCTGTTCAGCCAGGTCGATCCCGAGACACTGCCCGGCGGCATCCGAGAGGACGAACAGCCCACCCTCCACCTGCCCGACGACGGCGACCACGGAGACGGCCTCAGCCCCGACGACGACGGCCGCGCCGCGCACACGGCCTGCCCCGCCTGCGGACACCTGTTCAACACCGGCCGCTGAAACCGCACTGAGGTCCCTCCATGTCCACCCGCCGCAAGGCCCGCCGGCAGAACACCCCCGGCGGCCGCCCGCGCCTGCTCTCCGAGGAGATCGAGGCGCGCCTCGTCGCGGCCTCCCGCACGGGCGTTGCCGTCGAGCTCGCCGCAGAAATGGCGGGGGTCTCCCGGTCCAGTTTCCTGGCGTGGATGGCCCGCGGCCGCGACGAGATAGAGGCCCGCGAAGCGGGTGAGGTAGCCGACCCGGAGTCGGACCAGTACGCCGCCCTGTTCGTGAAGGTCCGCACCGCCCGCGCAACCGCGGCCGCGCGCGCCATGGCGAACATCCGCAGGGTCGCGGACGGCGGGATCGTCACCAAGGTCACCACACGCCAGTACCGCGACTCCGTCTCCGGCGAGATCGTCACCGAGACCGTTGAAGACCGCACCGCCCCCGACTGGCGCGCGGATGCCTGGTACCTCGAACGCCAACACCGTGAGCAGTACGGCAAGGACGCCGTAATCGCCGTCGAGATCACCGGACTCGGCGGACCGGCCAGCGCTGAAGAGCAGCCCGTCGACCTGAGCGAGCTCGCCGAGCGCCTGGACAAGAGCCTGTTCGCCGTCGAGTACCCACCGGAACTTGAGGACGGAAGCGTTGTCGACGCCGAAGTCCTGGACTAGCTCCGTTGTCCACCGCCAGGACCTGGTCCAGCACGACGCGACGTTAACCACCGGAGCCCGACACGGTGCTCCTCCCCTGCCCACCAGCACCGGAGGAAGCACCATGACCACCACCCTGTACCCGGGCGCCATCCGCGGGACTCACTGGTACGGCGACACGTACAAGGGCGACCTGATGGACCCCAACGTCCTCGCCCTGCACACCACCGAAGGAACCAGCGTCGTCAGCTACAGCAACGGCGCCGAGGCCCCGAACCTGACCGTCCTGCCGAACATCAAGACCAGGAAGTTCACGGCCTACCAGCACTTCGCGCTGAACCGATCCGCGCGCGCCCTGGTCAACGCCCCGGGCGGCGTCGAGACGAACACCCTCAACGTGGTACAGCTCGAACTCGTCGGCACCTGCGACCCGAAGCACGCCAAGACGTGGGGCAAGCTGAAGGCGGGCGTCGACTACATCTACTGGCCGGCCGCCCCCGAGTGGTGCTACGACGCACTCGCCGAGCTCATCGCGTGGATGCACAAGAACCTCGCCATCCCGCTTTCCGGCCCGTCCGAGTGGCCGGCCTACCCGTCCTCCTACGGCAAGACGTCAGCCCGCATGACGTTCGCCGAGTGGAACAAGTTCCGGGGCATCTGCGGGCACCTCCACGCCCCGGAGAACTACCACGGAGACCCCGGGAACATCCCCTTCGCCAAGATCCTGGCCAAGGCCAAGGCGCTCGTCGGAGGCACTGCTACGAATCCGCCCGGGGGCGGCGCACCCGCCAGGCCGAAGCCCACGCCGATTCCCAAGCCCGCCCCGCCCTTCCCCGGCCGCGGGTACTTCGGACCGGGCAAGAGCAATTCACACATCACCGCCCTCGGTGAGCGGCTGGTGAAGAAGGGGTTCGGCAAGTACTACGTGTCGGGCCCGGGACCGAAGTGGAGCGACGCGGACCGAAAGAACGTGCGCGCCTTCCAGCTCTCCCGCACGGAGCTCAGCGGCGACGCTGACGGGCTGCCCGGATCCCTGACCTGGAAGCTGCTCTTCTCCTGACCTCCCAGCCCGGCCCGCGCCCCGAGGCCGGGCCCCACTCCGAAAGGCTCTCCGTGGCAGGCGAGACCGTCATCACCGTCGTCGGCAACCTGGTCGACGACCCCGAGCTGCGCTTCACCCCGTCCGGCGCAGCCGTTGCCAAGTTCCGCGTCGCCTCAACCCCTCGCATCTTCGACCGCGACACCAACGAGTGGAAGGACGGCGAAGGCCTGTTCCTGACCTGCTCCGTCTGGCGCCAGGCCGCCGAGAACGTCGCGGAGTCCCTGACCCGGGGCATGCGTGTCGTCGTCCAAGGACGACTCAAGCAGAGGTCCTACGAGGACCGTGAGGGCGTCAAACGCACCGTCTACGAGCTGGACGTCGAGGACGTGGGCCCCAGCCTCAAGAACGCCACGGCCAAGGTCACCAAGGGCGGAGGGGCGCAACGCCAGGCCACCGCGGCGCAGGGCCGCCCCGGCGCCGACGATGCGTGGGCAAGCCAGGATCCGCCGTTCTGATCGATCGGCACATGCAGAAGGGGCCCCGGACTTTGTGTCCGGGGCCCCTTCGGGCTGTTCAGGCTGCGACCGTCCAGGCGGACCCCAGTATCAGCAGATCATCGCTGAGCTCGTCGGTTGGGTCGGTGGGAGTATCCGGCGTCACGGTGTCGGCCGGGGCCGGGGTCTGACCGTCGGTCGTCCCACTGTCCGCCGGTGGGACCGTCGGCGTTCCTTCGTCCGTCGGCGGAACGGTCGGGGTCTCCGGTGTGCTCGGTACAACCACCGGCGGAGTCGGGGTTTCCGCCACCGGCGGGGTCACCACCGGCGGGGTCGGGGTTTCCGCCACCGGCGGGGTCACCACCGGCGGAGTCACCACCGGCGGGGTCACCACCGGCGGAGTCACCACCGTGTCGGTCGTGCTCGGAGGCGGCTTGCTCGGCTCGGGGTTTGTCGGGGGCTTTGTACTCGTCGACGGCGTGGTCGTGGTCGGCGACGTCGTCCCAGGGCCGGTCACCGGTACGACCACGACTTCGTCGCTGTGTTTAGCGCCGGGCTCGATACCAAGGGCCAGGGCCACGATGTCGTAGCCATCGTTCCCGCTCCACATAGGGGAGGTGTCCAGGCCAAGCACGAGGCGGGCGGCCATCGTGGTGGGAGCGTCGTACGCCGCCTTGAAGGGGCGGGCGATGATCTCGTTGACCTCGTGGCTGCTCAGCCCGAGAGTCCCGAGGGTGAGGGCAGCGAGCCGGGGCGGAAGAGGTGTTGCGACGCCCATGGCGTGCGGGCCGGCCGATCGGTCGGCCTCCTGCAGGAGATCCGTGTACTCCGCGATCCGAGAAGGATCGGTTCCCCACAGCACGTAGCGGCCGTGGACCTTCATGTGCGGGTACAGCTCGCGTGAACCGTCTTGCCGCGCCCATGTCGCCGCGTAGTCCGGGTCGTAGAAGATCCGCAGGCCTATTCGCTCGCTGCCGTAGGAGAAGGTGAAGATGGTGGAGTCCGGGCCGGTGGCGGCCTTGCTCGCCATCACCATGCCATCGGCGTCCGTGCACTCGGCTTCGAGCGTGCTGATCGGATCGCATTCGATCTTGCTGAATCCGGAGAAGAACTCGAACTGTGTGTTCTCGAAGGGCGCTTGGTCTGTAGCTGCCGTGTCGGGCGCGCTCACCGCGGCGTCCTGGTGCGTTGTGGAGTCGGCAGCCGTGGTGTACCGGCCGACGGCCCAGCTCGCCGCGAGGGCGGGGAGGAGAGCGGCGACAAGCACCGCTCGGCGGCGCCGCCTGCGGCCCACCGACTCCGAGCCCGGCAGCACGTCCGGGCCGGGCAGGCGTTCGACACTGAGGACCGGGGTGTCGGTCACGCCGAGCATGTCGTCGAGGCTTCGGAACTCCGGGCACTGCACACGGATGAGCCGTTCCGCGGCCTCGCGGGTGATGCCGGGGACGACGTTTTGCACGTGACGTGTGGCGGTCTCGAGCGTCTGCAGGGGGCGCAGGTGAAGCGTGTACTTGCCCTTGTGCTCGATCAGCGCGCCGTCGACGGGGTAGTCGTCCCCGACCTCGATCTCAATCCGCTCGATGGGTGGGGTGCTCAAGACTGGTGATCCCTCGACCTGCGTTCGAGGATGTCCGCGTACATCTGCGTCGCTTCCTCGAGACGTTCCGGGCTGATGTGCTCCAGGTCGGACATCACTATGCGGCCGCCGCTGGGAAGAACGACTTCCTCGCGGTGGAGCTCGGTCTCGTCCAGGCCGTCGTCGCTGCCGGCGTCGGCCCGGGTCTCCAGCGGATTCAAGGTCCGCTCGAAAGCGAGCATCATCGCGTCGTGCGTCGCCTGCACGCGGGAGGCACTGCGGGGGTAACCGGGGGCCAGGGCGCCCGCGGCCGCCAGGAGCAGCCGCGTCTCGGCGTCGTGGGGCACGGGTCCGTCGTCGAGAGCGCGCTCCAGGCGCTCAGATCCATCAGCGCGTCGCAACATGCGTCGCCCTTCCCCGTGTCTGCACCCGAATACCGACAACATTTCCTCTGCCTACTGCGATGGTCAGCAGTTCCTCGACCAGCTCGGTCGAGGAATCTCCCTGCGGAAGGACCTGCGCGAGCTTGCGCAGTGACCGTAGCGTGAGAGTGCGCACTGCACCTTCGCTCTTGCCCATAATCTGAGCAGTATGCGCCGGATTGCACCCAGCGAAAAATCTCAGGTGGAGGCAGCGGCGTTGGTCGGGCTTGAGCTTGCCCATGTGCGTCTCGATCGCCTGGGCGAGCAGGCGGCGTTCCGCTTCCTGGTGGGAGGTGAGGCCCGGTCGGGGCCGGTCGAGTTGCAGCTGATCGGCGTGCAGCACCTCGACGGGGCGCCGCTGCGAGGTCCGCAGGTAGTCGACGACGGTGTTGTGGGTGATGGTCGAGAGCCACGCCATGTAGTTCGTGCCGGGGCGGTATCGACCGATGTTCTTTGCCACCTTGAGCCAGACCTCTTGGGACAGGTCCTCTGCGGTGTGCGGGTTGTGGATGTAGCCGCGGACCCAGTTGTGCACGGTGGAGTGCAGCTGGGCGTAGAAGGCGCTCATGGCTGCCGGCGCGTCAGTTCCCCCTGCTGCCGCGCGCGCTATGAGTTGGTCAACCGTTTCTGTGCTGTCGGTCACGGCGTTGTGTCCCCCCTGCTGCCTGTGATCGCGCTCGTCGCGTGGACGGGCCTGAAATCCCGGGGATTTGAGGAAGATCGTCTTCCGCTATGGCGCCTTGGCAGCATATCCGGCCATGTTTCGGCGGTCACCGGTCGACGGACGCCTCTTTGTCTCACCGCTGTACTGTAATCTCGCCATCCTGCAGGCCTGTCCGGGAGAGCACCCGGGTGGGCTCTGACGTCCCGAGCGAAGGAAGACCTCGATGAGCACGAGCACGCCGTCGGCCGCCGCGCCCACCGCAGGGATCGACGCCTTCCTGATGGACCTGCCCTACGGGCAGTGGATCACCATGCCGGAGGCCTCGCGCCGTCTGCGCGAGGCCGGCCTTCCCAGAGAAGCCCTCACCTCGGCAGTACGCCGGGGTCGCCGCCGCGGCGTACTGCGCACGGAGCCGACACCGCAGGTGACCTTCCTGATGAGAGTCGGCGGGGAGCAGCGGTAGGCGGCATGGGCGAGGAGTGATCTTCTTGATAACGGGCCAGGGCACCCCTCCTCCTGCCCAGCCGCGCCGCGAGGCGCGTGGGCTGTGCGCGCGAAAAGCACCAAGGGAAAGAGGGCCCTGGCCCGTTATCAAGGAGCCTTCACTGCCTGCCTCGGACCTCTCCGGGGCAGGCAGTGCTGCTCACGGTCGCGGCACAGAGCACTGAAAGCAGACCGTCCCTGGGACGAACTGCTCCCCGTGGACCTCGCACACCTCGAACTTTGTCTGCACCGGCACCACGTGACAGAAGTCGCACGCTGCCTCAGGAGCGACCCGTACGGAGCAGGTCTTGCACACCGGCCAGCTCAGGCACTTGGCGCACACTTCCGAGCCCGTGTACGTGAAGATCGGGTCGTAGCACTCGGCACAGTCTTTCCAGCGCTCGGCCGCATACCCATGGTGCGAACCGCTGCTCTGATGGGGGCTGCGATCGGGCACGGTCTGGCGCTGATGGACCTTCGTCTGCTCGTACTGCTCCCAGACGACCGGACCCGGCTCCTCCATCCGCGGCATGGGCATCTGCATGGGCTTCGGAACGGGAGTGCTGGCCATGGTTGCCAGCCGCTTGGAGATCACCGCTCCCACCGACCTGGTCTTAGCCGGGAGGGGGCGCAGCAGCTCCGCCATCACGTTCTGCGGAGCCCACCCTGAGGCCAACAGACCGGTGACCATGAGGCCCTGATCGGTCAGGACCCTCCCGGTGAGCGTGAGTTCTGGCCGGCGAAACGCAACTGCCTGCAGAAGGCTCACGCCCTCCGACTGCTTGACCACCTGCGGTTGCTCTCTCACTCGTACGGGATCGACTTGGCCGTCCATTCCGTCCTTCTGCCCGATGCCGTCGGCAGAGGTGGGGATGGATGGAAGGACGGTTGTATGAGGTTTCTCTGGTGGGTGGCTGAGGTTTAGGGGATCAACCTGACCTGACCCTGGGCTCAAGTTACCCACCACCCCGGGCCCAAGTTGACCTGAGGTCGGGCTCATCTCGGGCCCGGGGTCGGGCTCATCTTGAACCTTCAGCTGGTCAGAGGGGGTGTCCGCGTTATCCACAGGGTCGGGCTCATCTTGAGCCTTCAGCTGGTCAGCGTCTGTTTGAGTGCGGGGAGCCTTCTTCTTCTTCTTCGTGGGCAGCGGCACATCAGCAGCGAATGTGATCCGCTCGATGACGTTGTCGTCGTAGACCCTGGGCTTGCGTTTCATGGCTGCCAGCAGCTCGATGTTCACGCGGGTGAGGTTGGTGATGGGTTCGCCGGTACGCGGGTCGAGGCGGCGCTTGGAGGCGATGAGCTCCTTCTCGACGAGCCTCTTCTTGACGCGTTTGACCGTTGCCACGGACGTGCCGCAGTCGTCGGCGAGACGGTGCTGGCCCGGCCAGCAGTACCCGTAGTCGTCGGTCCGGTTGCAGTACGCGATCAGGAGCAGTTTCTCCGCCCCGTCGATCCCTTCAGCTTCAAGCACCATCGCGATGTGCTTGATGGTCACGCCCGCGCCCCCGTGGAGCCGTCGGTCAGCTGAAGGTGCCAGCCGGCGGGCGCCCCGGCCGTGGTGGAGACGCGGACCGCTCGGACCAATTTGGCTTCCGTCAGCCGGTGCAGGGAGCGAGTGGCCGTGGACGGGCTGATGTTCGCTCGCCGGGCGAGATGGCTGATGCTCGCGAAAGCCGTGCCGTCGCTGGTTGCGTGCTCGGCGAGCAGGACGAGAACCAGGCGTTCAGCGGGGCTGAGATCGGGGCTGAGATCGGCGGTCGTGTTGAGGGCCTGGCTGACGTGAGCGATGCTCATGGAATTCTCTCTGTTCGGACAGAGAGGCAGGAACTGGGGCGTTTCGAGTATCACAGGCTGGCGCGGAACCAGAGAACCGCGCCGAGCGGCCTGTATGCTCAGTGCCAAGCAGTCCCTACCCCCTTTGGCGAGGACCGGGTAGGAAGTTGGGGCGTCAACCGGGCCAGGTTGACGCCCCTTCTGCGTATTTGCCGCTACTTTCGTGGCGGCGATCACACCTTACACCTGAGTCATCCCACCGGTAGGATGGTTGTCATGACGACACCCCGGACGCCCCCAAGAAGCAAGGTCAGCATCACGCTGCCCTCTGAGCTTGAGGCTCGTGCGAAGCTCGCCGGCGGCGCCAACTTCTCCGCCTTCGTCGAGCAAGCCCTTGAGGAGAAGCTGATCAACGACGGGATGCTGGAGTATGCGCGCCTGCGGCTCCGGGATCCGGCCGACGACGTATTCGGGGCCGCGGAGACGGACCTCGAGGACGCCGCGTGAGCGACATCCAGCGTGGCTCTGTGTGGCGCGTCCCCACTGTGGGCCGGGACCGGACGGTCCTGGTCCTCGAGAACAACGCGGTGATCCGCCTTCACCCGGGCGGCATCGTCGTCGCCCTGATCCAGGAAGTCGAGGACGCGCGGGACACACTCGTCACCGTCCCCATCGACGAGCCGGTTCGCGGGGTGGTCATGGCCCCGGACATTCACCAGTTCCGGCCCCGGCGCTTCGAGGAAGGCAAACTTCTCGGATTCGTCACCCCTGCGGACATGGAGAGGGTCGAGCGCGCCGTCCGAGCCGTGCTGGACTTGTAGACACGGCTCGCCCTGGTCGCCCCCGCCGGAATCCGGCCGGGGGCGCTGTCGTGATTCAAGCCGCAACGGCGGCCCAGGTGACCCGGCCGCCCATGTTGCCGGCGTACTGTCCCACCTCGGCCGCGACGCGGTGCACGAGGTAGAGGCCCGGTTCCGCCTCCGGCGCCGGCAGCGGACAGCCCATGTCCCCCACCGACACCGTCACGTGCGCACCGTCGAATGCCACGCGGCCCACCAGGTCCAGCCCCGTCTTGTTGCGGGCGGTGACGTCCACCAGCTCCGTGAGCACGGCCTGAGCGTTGGCACATGTCTCCTCGGCCCCCGGGGTCCCTTCGAGGAACTGTGGCAGTGACAGCGCGACCATCGCTCCGGCCCGCTCCATCGCCTCCACGGGCGAGGCCTCGGGACCTATGGCGAAGTCGATGCTGGAGATTTCCACGGTGAGCAGGCTGAGGGCGTTGTCCTTCTCCCCCGATGCGGTGCGCCGCGGGGGCCAGTTGTGCGGTATGGCATCGGAGATCGTCACGCGGATCCGTTCCGTTGACAGTCGATATCGAATGCTAGTTCGAGCGTGGGTGATGCGTGAAGGCTTGACGCCGTCGTAACGGGGCGTTCTGCGTGGACATCGAGGATCTCCTTCGGAGTCGAATCCGTGCCGGGCGGCAAAACAAACCGCGCGTTCCGTGATGGATCACCGCCCATCAAAGAGCCTCCGTGCCCGATCGTCAAACTATCCGTTGCGCCAATCGTGGCTCTGGCCAACGATCGGAGGACGTGCGGCTAGGGTTGGCCACCTCACTACCCGCCAAGAGAGAACCCTCCAACGTGACCGAAGTTCCTCACCCCCCGACACGCGGCTTCGCCGACTGCCTGAACCTTCTCTTCGAGGCAAGCGCCACCGAAACCGCTGGTAAACCAGGGCAATTCACCGAGTACACCAACGCGCAGGTTGCGGAGGAGATCAACCGCCGGCATGGCACCGGGACCATCACCGGCGAGTACATCCGTCGGCTGCGCAAGGGAGACATCAAGAGCCCGAGCGTTCAGTACGCATCGGTTCTCGCCGACTTCTTCCAGGTCCCGCTCGACACCTTCAACGCGATCGGCAGCGAGACCGCAGAGAAGGTGATCAACGAGGCGCAACGATTCGTGGACTCCAGACGTCGTCTGATGCGTAATGAGCAGGGGGAGGAACCGCCGACCGTGTCGGTTTTGGCGCGAGCGGCACGCCGCCTGTCCCCCGCAGGACAGACACGCGCCGCCCAGTACATCCAGAAGCTTGAACAGCTCGAGCAGATGGAGAGCAACGCGCAGGCCCCAGGAACCCAGCCCGACTAACCTCACAAGGTGTTCAACTCCGGTGATCCACAACCACCCTGACCGCAAGATCCGCCGAGCTCTCGACGCGTTCCCCGTGCCCAACCCCCTCACGGTCGAGAGCCTGTTCGCAGTGATGCGAGCTCGCTACCAGCGACCCCTTGAACTATGGCGCGGAGCGTCGCCGATACCCGGCCTGCACGCCAACGCGCTCTGGCTGAAACGACCCAACGCCGACAGCGACGTGGTCTGGCTGGACCCGGCACTCACCGGAGCGGCAGCCACGCACAGTCTCAGCCACGAGAACGGGCACATCGAGCTCGGGCACACCCCGCTCGAATTGCCCGCGCCGCGGCCGGCCGAGCCGCAGCAGCCGTTCGAATTCCTCAGCCCCGCCTTCCTGGGCGGGTGCCTCCTCGGCCGCGCCCGCTCGCAGGACACGGTGCAGGACCCGGCATACCAGCAAGTCGAAAGCGAGGCGGAAACGTACGCGTTCCTCCTCCGCCGCACCGCCGCCGAACAGGCCCGCGACAGCCGCCACGACGACCCGCTCGTCGACCGCCTGCACCACAGCCTGTAACCCACCCGCAGACCCTCGCCGCTGGAAGCCGCCTCCGTGCCCACCGATGACCTCATAGAGCTGTGCACCACCGTCCCGCTATGGCTGGTGGTGGCCGTCCGCGCCTACTACTGGCCCACCACGCCCGGGAAGCGGGCGATCCTCGCCACGTTCTTCGCCCTGGCCGTCGGCTCCACCCTGCGGTTCTCGTACATTGAGGACGCGCTGGTCAACCTCACCGGCCTGCAAGACGCAGCGGTCCTGCCCAAGCACCTGGCCGTGATGCTGTCGTGCACCCTCCTGGTCGGCTGGGTGGAATCCGTCGTCCCTCCCAGCACGGTCGAGCCGGCCTGGCGCCGATGGGTCGCCGTCAAGCCCCGGCTGATCACCGTCGCCCTGGCCAGCCTCGCCGCCGCGGCGGTCTTCCCGCACGCAGCACCGTCGGTCACCGCGCCCGACGGCTCCCGCGACTTCGCATCCGCGCAGTACGGCGACGTCGCCGGATCCATACACCTGAGCCTCTACCTGCTGAGCATGGGCGCCGCGCTGCTCCCCTCGTCCCTCCTGTGCCTCACCGTCGCCAAGCGCACCGACGACCGGCTGCTCCGGCTGTGCATGCGCCTGATGGCCGCAGGCGCCGCAGTCGGAACCCTGTACCCCCTCTACCGGATCTCGTTCCTCGTCTGCGGATTCACCGGCCTTGAGTACCCGCTCAGCGAGGGGGCGTTCCACCTCGGCGGATCTCTCCTGCCCCTCGTGACGATCACCCTGGTGCTCGTTGGCAGCTCCGTGCGCGCCGTGGAACTGCTGCTCCGCGCCAGCCGTCAGCGCCGCGGCCTCATCGCGCTGCGCCCGCTGTGGCAGGAACTGGTGTCCGTCCTTCCGCCCGACACGATCCTGCGGCACCTCAAGGCCGGCACGTCCCCGGACCACGACCGGCGTCACTTCCGTGACCTCTACGGACGCCTCGACGAACGCGTCGTTGACATCTCCGATGCCTGCTTCGAACTGCTCCCCTGGATCAGCGAGGACCTTCACCATCGCGCCCTCGTGGAGGCGCGCGCTGCAGGCCTCCACGGTGCGGACGCCAGGGCCGCGCGGGAAGCGCTCTGCCTGCGCGTCGCCCGGATGAAGGCGATCGAGGGTCAGGACTACGCCGCCCGGCCAGCCGGAGCCCTGCTGTCGCTACGCAACGACCTGCTGTCCAACGCGCTTTGGCTGACTCAGGTCTCCCGCCACTACGTCTCTGCCCAGCTTGCCGCCGCGGCCGCCGAGCTCGGCCAGGACGTCCCGCAGAAAGTCACCGCATGACCAGCATTGCCACCTCGCCCGCCACCGAGAACCGTGCGGCCCGCGCCATCACCGACGGGATGGAGCCGCGCAACGTCATCATCCTGGTGAGCCTCGGCGTCGGCCTGGCCCAGGACAACCCGCTCACCGGCCTCCTGTGGGCGCTCGAGGCCATCCTGTTCGCCGCGGCGATCCCCATGGCCTACATCAAGTTCGGGATGCGCACGGGCATGTGGGCCGACCGGCACATCGGCCAGGTCCAGCGGCGGAGACTCCTGATCCCCGTCATCATGGCGTCGGTCGCCACCGGCATCGGCGGCATGCTCGTCTTCGACGCCCCCCGCGCGATGCTCGCTCTCGTCCTCGCGATGCTCGCCACCCTCGCCATCCTCCTCGTGCCCACCGCACTGTGGAAGTGGAAGATCTCCGTACACACGGCCGTCGCCGGAGGTGCGCTGGCCATGCTCGCCCTCACCTGGGGGCCGCTCGTCTGGATCACCTACCCGATCGTCGCCGTGATCGGCTGGTCCCGGATCTCGCTGCGCGACCACACGCTCGCGCAGACCCTCGCGGGCGCGGCCGCCGGCACCGTCACCGCAGGAACCGTCTTCGCGCTCCTCACCGCGGGACACTAATGAGACCCGCCCGGTAGACCACCGCCATGCTGACGATCACCGACACCGTGCCCGCACCGGCCGCCCTCGCCGTGCCCCGCCACATCGGCTTCATAGCCGACGGAAACCGCCGCTGGGCAACCTCCCACGGCCTACCGGTCGAACAGGGCCACCGCTACGGCGCGGCCGTCGTCCACCAGGTCCTCGCACAGTGCCGCACCCTCGGCGTCGAAGCCGCCTCAGTGTTCCTGATGTCCGACCGGAACTTCCACCGACCGGAGCACGAGGTCGCCGAGCTCGTCGACGTCATCACGGACATGCTCGACGTCGAGGCCGCCGCGTCCACCGGCCCGGTCCGTGTCCTGGCCCAGCTCTCCGCCGGCCACCGCTTCCCCGGCCGACTCGCAGACGCGATCCGGCGCACCGAGGAAGTCACCGCCGACCGGCCGGGCATGACCGTCTGCTTCGGCATCGGGTACGACGGGCGCGCCGACATCCGCCAGGCCGTCGCCCGCGCGCTCCGCTCCCCCGACTACGACGAGCGGGCGGAACTGTCGGTCGACCGTTACCTGTCCACCGGAGGACTGCCGGACCTCGAGCTGATCGTCCGCTCCGCCGGCGAGCGCCGCCTGTCCGGCTTCCTGCTCTACCAAGCCGCGGACGCGACCATGCACTTCGACGACCGGTACTGGCCCGACTACGACCGCCAGGCCCTCGAAGAGGCTCTCGCCGCGCACGCCGCCCAGCAGCGCACCTTCGGACGCTGACCAAGATCGTTCTTGCACAATTGTGCAACCCGGCCGGGCCCCGTACGAGTGACGTACGGGGCCCTACCACGTGCCGTTTCCCGCACCGATAAGGGCTCGGTGCCGGAAACGGGGCGCCGGTCTGACTATCGTCCCTCCCATGACGACACCAACCAGCGCCCTCGCCGCTGCCGACCGGCTGAGGTACGGGCCGCTCCCGTTCGCCGAGCCGGCCACCACTCGCATCATCGTGATGTGCAACCAGAAGGGCGGCGTCGGAAAGACGACGACGACCATCAACCTTGCCGGCGGGCTCGCCTCATTCGGGCAGCGCGTGCTCATCGTTGACGGTGACCCCTCCGGCAACGCCACGGACGCCTACAAGATCGAAATGCTTGATGAGGACGAGGGCGACACGCAGGTCACGTGCCTGCTGGGCGGGAAGGACCCGCACGCCCTCGTGGCCAAGCCCTTCCCCCTGATCCACGTTCTGCCGGCCAGCATGGACATGCAGTTCCTCCCGGCCCGGCTCCGCGAACGCGGCAACGCCTACCACGCGCACCGCAAGATGCTGGCTCACTTCCAGGGGGAGTACGACTACATCCTCCTCGACACCCGGCCGGCAATCGACACCGACACCGACTCGATGACAGCTGCCGCCGATGCCGCCATCACCATGGTCGACGTCGACAGGTGGGCGATGAAGGCCGTCAGCATGCAGCTCGCCCAACACGAGATGATCATGGCCGAGCTGGAGCGCTCCGACTTCACCGAACTCGGCCTTGTCATCAGCACGGCCAAGGCAAGCGCAGGACACTTCGACGCGGCTGTCCTCAAGAACCTGCGCAACCATCCGAAGCTCGTCAACCTCGGAGAGGTCCCTTACCGCGGCGCCGACCTCAAGGAAGCCCGCGCGAGCGGCCAGCCCGTACAGATGTACCGGCCGAGGTCCGACACCGCTGGCTTCTTCCGCGACATCGCAGTCAAGAGCGGAATGGTGGCGGCTGCAGCATGAGCAACCAGTGGGACGACGAGACCAGCTGGGAAAATGCGGGCAGCACCAAGACCAAGAAAGCTGCGAACGCCCTCGCGAAGGGCAGCCGCACCACCGAGGAGGAACGCGAGGCGGCCGTGGCCGCCCGCATTGAAGCAGCCGTCGAGGAGGTCCGACCCGGCCTCGATAAGATCCCCGACCCCGTCGAGCCCGCCGGGGAGGGCGAGCTCACCGCCGAGGAACTTGAGCGCCTGGAGCTGTGCGAGCACGGCATCGCGCTCCACAAGACCGCCTGGTTCATGGCGGGCAAATCCCTGGACACCGTGGCCACCGGCAAGCTGTTCCGCCGCACGCAGCACAAGCTGGAGCCCGAACGCTGCTACACCACAATCGAGGAGTGGGCCGAGGTCGAGAAGGGCATCAGCGTCTCCAAGTGCAACCAGTGGCGCGCGGCCTGGGAGATCGGCGAAGTCCTCATGGCCCGCAAGTACGACGCCGTCCCCGGCCAGGTACGCGAACTCGTCCCGGTCAAGAACACGTACGGCCTCAACGCCGCAGTCGCCGTCTACGTCCTGGTCGCCGACACCGTCGGCGCCGACAAGGTCACGGCCGCCCGACTGCGCGAGACCGTCAAGCTCATGCCGGGCGACCTCAAGCTCGAGGACGACGAGGACCCCGACGTCCTCGCCAAGACGATCAAGGGCGTGCTGCTCGGTGAGCTCCCGCCGTCGGGCGTTCCCGCCATCCCGCCGACCGTGACGCGGGCCGTGGACGCCCGCGCCATCGCTCTGGCCAACAACCTCGACCGCGGCCGCATCCCGCGTTCGGAGGTACAGCTCCACCTCCTGCAGGCGTTCGCCGACGAGAAGGACTCCACCGTCTTCGACGCGGTCCTCGAGCGCATGAAGCAGGCCGGGAAGAAGGCCCGGAAGCCGCAGCAGTAGGCGGACACAGAACGCACGGAGCCCCGGCCATAACAGGTGGCCGGGGCTCCGTGCATGTGGAACAGGTTTGCAGCATACGGCAGTTGTCTGGCCCGGGTCAGGGACACAGACGGCTCGTCACGCCTTGATCTCGAACGGAACGCGCAGCCACAGCACCCGCCCCTTGGCGATCAACGGCTCGAAGTCCTCAAGTGACGACATCGGCCCGGTGATCACAACGGCGCTGCCGGCCGCCGCGACGTCGCGCGGCCAGTCCGGCGTTGTCGGCATCGTGCCCTCGTACAACGCCAGGCCGCCCGGCATGGTGATGCGCATCTCGGCCGTGGCCGGCGTCAGATGCGCTTCCCACCCCGCGGCCGTGTCAGCCTCGAATTCGGGTGGCAGCGTGAAGGCGGTCGCCCCATGCGACTGCATCGCCGTCTCCACTGTGTCGCGGGCGATCGGACTGCCGTCCCTGTTCCCCCAGGACACGGTCTCCGGCTGGATCATCAGGATCACTGGCTCCCCCGCGATCCGCGCGGACTGGGCCTGCAGCCGGGCGACAGGCGCCTCAGTGTGGATTCCCAGAGCACTGAAGTGCTCGGCTCCGTCCGGGCTTTTCTGCGTGTTTTCCATGGTGCCGATTCTCCTAGACAGGGTCAGTGATGGTGCCGGTTCGCGTGGGCTCCTCGGGCGCCGGACATGGCGTCGTAGCAGTCGACACCGCACGCCTGGCCGAGAGACGCGGTCATCCACCCGCCCACGGCCACCGTCGTACCGCAGTGGTCGCAGTGCTTCCCCCCGCCAGGAGGGCAAGGGGCCGCTCCGACCCGGGGGCTGGGGTCCGGGCGGTACTGCTCGGGCTCGTACTTGTACAGCTGGTACTCGGAGCGGGCATCAAACAGGCGGAAGTACCGGCCGCCGCGGTCGTCGATTTCGTCCAGGCGGCTGCCGTACGCAGTGACCTCCCACCAGCCGGCCGGTTCGCCGTCCTCCAGGACCACGGAGACCTCAACGAGACGCATGCGCTCCCCGTACGGATTCAGCCCCTTGTCGAACAGCTCCTGCCGCCCGGTCACCTCGATGACCGCCAGCGACTCCACCCGGGCACGCATCGCGTCGGCCGCCTCACGCTCCGCCGTCTCCTTCGCCTGCCGGGCCACCCGCCGCTTCTCCGCAGCCGCCTCACGCTTCACGGCCCGCTTCTTCTCCGCAGCCGCTTCCTCCGACCGCCACCGGTCCTCGGCGGCCCGCCTGCGTGCCTGCTGCTCCTCGTACTCCTCGTACGACGGGTGCGCGGCGCATGAACCGGTGTGACAAACCTCCCGGCGGCCCTCGCCCTCCCGGACGACAACGAGCTGCGCCGTGCCGGGTGCGACCGACCCGCCGCACAGTCCGCAGTACGCCCCCGGCTCTGCCGGCGTCGCCGGGCACTGCGGTCACCGCCCTACCGTCGCTGAGGACCGTGCTGTCCGGGCCGCCCGCCCACGGGGCCCGGTCCACCTTGAGCCGGATCGTCTTCGGCTCGCCCCCGCCGGCCAGCATCGCCTCGACTACGTCACCGGCCTTGATCTCCGGCAGGCCGCGGCTCCCCTGCACCTGGTTGACCAGGTTGGCCATCTGGAACCCGGCGAACCCGGACGCGGCGAGCGTGCGCAGGAACGTCGGCCCCAGAGCCTCAAGCTCCGGCCACTTCTCGACCAGCGCGGCCGCGTCCTCGTCGGACAGGTCCCGGCCACGTCTCCACTCTCGCGGTGCCCACTGGTCGGCCGACGCCCGCCGGTCGAACTCGGCGAACCGCTCCGCCAGGTCGTACCCGGCGTTCGCGCGCTCCTCCAGAACCTTCACCTGCTCCCACGTCTCCGCGCCGGGCGTCATGGGCTTCACAGCCGCCGCAGCAAGCCCGCGCAGTGCTTCAAGCTCGTCGTCCAGGGGCAGTTCGGGCGTGCCGGCGGTCATCGCCTTCTCTCCGTCGTCGGATTGGCGGGTCACGGCGGTCACGGGACGCTCGGGCTCGGGATGAATCTCCTCGGCCGGCACTGCCCGCTCCCTGCTCGCTGCGTAGCTGAGGTCCGCGCCCACGGGCCTCACATGAACCGTGCCGTCGGCCAGCGGCCAACCTCGCACTGCTACGGAGCAATCCGGTTTCCCCTGCCGCTTCCACAGTGCCCGGGAGTACAAGGGAAAGCGCGCAGCGAACGGGGGAGCTGTCAGCGGCATCCCGACCAGCTTCCGGCCCCGCTCGCTGATGTACAGGCCGTTGCCACGGTCCCACCGCTCCGAGACGGATACGGTGCGACCCTCAGCATCCTGAATGACAGCGAGACCGTCCCGTACGAGCCCGAGCAGGTCACTGTGGCAGGTCGAACCCGGCATGGCGCCCGTCTCGGGGTTCGCCTGTCTCAGAAGGTAGAAGCGCCCCAGCGGCGCGAGTACGGTACGTCCCTCGGCGGTGAGGAACCGCCCCCCGGCATCCCCGTCGGTGAGGGCCCAGGTCTCCGGGATGGAGCGGAGCACACGCGGGTGGGCGTCGACGGGCAGCTGGCCCCCGGCGTCGACGGCGGCGAGCATGACGCGACGCTGGCCGACGGTGGCCTTCTCGGCGGTGTAGCTCGTGCTGAACACGGACATGAGTTCTTCTCCAGGGTCGGTGGGAGACGGCAGAAGTCAGGAAGCGAGCGTCAGGCGGTTGCGCACAAGGTCCCGGCGGCGCAGGTACAGGGCGGTTGCCGAGCGGCCGATGAACCCGGCCATCGCCGTTCCGGTCGGCGGCCGCCGCACGGGGCCCTGCTCCTTCTCCAGCTCTGCGGCGCGGCGGATGATCTCGGCCATGGACAAGCCGTGCTTGAAGTCGGCGCCGACCTGGACTTCCATGGCCGCGTACTCGGCGGCCTTCTTCGGGCGGAGCCGCGCGGCGAGCACCACGTCGGCCTCACATCCGAGGACGCAGAAGCTGCAGCTCAAGCGGCGCATGCCCCAGTCGTAGGCCGGGTGGTAGGGCAGGCCGGAACGGGCGATCTCCCGCCACACTTCGGCGTCGCTCCACCCATGGATCGGGCGCCATACGGTGACGTGCCGCTTGCCGTTGCTCGCCGAACGGTCGATCTCCACCTCGGCGAGCTTCGCTCTCGGAGCGGATTCGGCGGCCCGCTGGCCCATGCAGTTGAGGATGCGCACCGGCCGCCCCAGGTGCGACAGCTCCGCGGTGAGCCTGGTGAACAGCGTCCAGACCGGCCCGCGCTTCACGTCACTCGTGCACCAACGCGCTGAGCTCGAAGGCCAGGCTGGGGCGACCTTCACCGCGGCCGGGTCGAGGCCGGCGTCGATCGCCTCTCGCTCCGCCTTGGCCTTGAGCTTGCCGAACCGAACCAGGACGCGCCCGAGCAGATCGGCGCCCTTCGCCTTCACCACCTCGATCCGTCGGACGCCGGCAAGGTGGGCCTGCTCCTCGGCGAGCGTCTTCGTGCCGCCCCACTCGATGTCCCCCAGGTCCGCGTGGACGACGACCACCTTGTCCAGCATCCCGAGGGCCTTCGCACGGCGAACGACGTGCGTCAGCATCGCCTGACTGTCCTTGCCGCCGCTGGAGTTCACGACGATCCAGTCCGCGTCGGCTATCAGCTCATCGGGGACGGTCGTGGACGGCTCGAGCGGCACGGACGCGTGCACTTTGCGCGGGCGGCAGGGCTTCTTCGTCATAGGGGCTACGGGGGCGCCCTGGAGAGCGGGGAGGTCGAAGAGCATCGCGGATTGCACGGTGAGTGTCCTGGTGGTGTGAGGCGTGGAAGGGGTACGAGGCGGCCGGAACGCGGGTGGTGCGTTCCGGCCGCTGGGATCTGCTACTCCCCGGGGGGCGCGGAGATGTTGAGCACCCGGAGGACGGCGTTCAGGACCGTGCCGGGGTCGGCGCCTTCCTCGCCCGCAGAGCCTTCGATGGCGTGCCACGCGGCGTGGTGCTCCAAGGGCGTGAGGATCCGCTGAGGTGTGGCCGGCGTGACTGCCGGGGACCGATCAGCCGGAGGGGTCAGGACGAGACGCACCAGCCGGTAGCCGTCCTTCGGGTGCGTCTCCCGGTACCGGTCCACCATCCAGCGCTGCGCCTGGAACAGCTCCGCCCAACCGGCCACGATGCGTTCGTCCTCGGCCCGCTCGCCCGCCAGATTGCGCTCACCCGAGGCGGGGGCGTGTTCGCGGCAGTGCTCCAGGACAACCTGGCCGGTGTCCCGGCGTGGGTCGAGGTAGGCACCCTTCCCGACGCAGCGATGGCCGTAGAACGAGGCCAGGGGCTGACGGGCCACCATCAGCACGCGGAGAGCGGCATCGACCTGGGGAACGACCCAGTTCGCGGCGAGAGCGCCGTAGACGGGAGAGGAGCCGACGGGGTGCTGCTCAGTAACGGGTTCGGCGGTAAGCGCCGGCACGGCGGGCTGCTCGCGGTCGCGCCACGCCTCGAACTGGTCAGGGTGGACGTTCATCATGTGGTCCCGGAACGCGTACGCAGGCTTCGCCACGTCGCACAGCCCGCACGCCCGCTCGGCACGCTGCTCGGCATGCTCAACGCTGGTCGTGAGCGCCTTCCGGAGCTCTGGGAGACGGCCGGTCAGGGCAACCACGCGGACAGCGATGTCGCCATGGTCCTCGGAAGCGACCCGGGTGACTTCGAAGGTGGTGAAGTCCGGGGCTATGACGACGGTGAGCACGTCGTTCATGTGGTCGGTCCACTCGTACGGGAGCCCATCGGCCAGGTGGCGATCGAGAGCGTGAGCCTGGGGAACTGTGAGCCACACGTTCGCGACGTCACCGCCCCACGTCAGGTTCTCGGCCTGGATCGAGACGTGCGGGGTCCGGTGTCCGTCCAGGGCGGTCCCGAAGGTGAGCCGGTGGTTCTGGCCGTCGGTGTACGTGTACGGATACGACTGAGGCATGGTGCTCCGATGTGTGAAGCGGGCGGGGAAGGGTGGTGGGGCGGCCGGACGCAGTGGACAGCGCCCGGCCGCCATGAGGACTGGTTACGCGGCCGTGCGCGCGGCACGGGCCAGGCGGGCGGCGTGCGACCGGCCACAGCCTCCGCAGTCGGGGAGGTCGAGGATCATCCAGCCCTCGGGGCGGTGGATCTGGCGCGTGTTCGGGTGCCGGTACCAGGAGGCGATCTGCCACGCCTGCCCGCACAGGGTGTGGCGGCCGGTCTTGTCGGGGTTGGGCAGGTGCCGGGTCGTCGCGGAGTGCGTGCGGACGTAGACCGGCTCACCGGTCTCCGGGTCAGGCCCGGGGTGCTCGCCCTCGTCCCACTCCAGCGCGACCGTCCAGCACGCGGCCACGGTGCGGGTGCCGTCGTACAGGTACGCGGCCTTATGGGCGACAGCGTCACGGCGCACGGTGGGCAGTGCGAAGAACCTGGCCTGCCTCTTGGTGGACGGCGGGGTCTTGCCGCCGCCGGGGCCGGCCGCCGCGTACAGATCCGCGATGGCCTCGGCCGCCTCCTCCTGCGTCGGGTAGAAGCCGACGACGCCACCACGGTTGGAACACTTCGAGGACCAGGCGGCGAACGCGCCACGCGACAGCTGGGCCAGGGACTCGTCGAAGATGACGCCCACCATGGACTTGTCCAGTTTGACGATGAGCTTCATCTCGTTGGAGCGCGGGGAATCCGGGGTGATGGTGAGGCCGGTACGCATGGGTGTTCCTTCGCTGGGTGGAGACAGGTGCGGGGAGGATGCCGGGGCGCGGCGGGAAGGTCGCGCCCCGGCGGAAAGGGACTGAAGTGACCGAAAATCAGATGACGTCGGTGACGTCGTAGAAGCCGGTCAGTCCCCGCGCGAAGCGCTCCCGGGTGAGGGTGAGCGTCGGGCATGCGAACTCCCCGCGCACGGCCGTCTCGTAGACCGTCTCGGCGACGCTGCGGTATGCGTGGTCGACCGTCCAATAGCGGGTGATCGACCAGTAGTCGACGCCGTACCGCGTCTTCTGCGTGACGGGGTCGATGTACTCAACGAACCTGATGGCCAGGTCCGCGGAGCCGTTGGAGTCGTTGATGGCGGACTCCCGCAGCCCCTTCCCACCGAGCACGCTCAGGCTGTAGGCGTCGGCCTGCTCCGGCATGACGTCGGTCCGGGTCTCGGAGCTGAGAACGATGCGTACCGAGCCGTACAGCGAGTTGAGTTCCAGGGACTTGACTGCGAGGGCAGCGTTCATTGCGGTGTTCCTTTCTTTGGGCTGTTGGCGGTGCTCTCCGCCAACAAGAAAAACAGTACAGCAATGAGACGTCTAAGGGTAGGTATCCCGCACAGGAAGGGGGTAACGGCCTAGAGAGTCTCAATGCTGCACTGTTCTGAGACTCGCGAGGAGCTGTCGACGCCGGGGATAGATCAGGCTGCCGTGCCGTACCGTCCGGGATCGCCTGGCAGAAGCGGGGCGACAGGGATCGGGAAGACGGCGGTACGCACGCTCGACGGCGTGGCCGGCCTCAACCGCACGGCAACCGCCTCGACCGCGAACAGCTCCTGCTGCACCGGCTCCTCGGGCACCATCAGGACCAGGTGCACGGCGACGTCCTCTGCCGGGGCTTCCATCAGGTCGACCCCGCCGGCATCGGCCCACACCTCGGCGCCCACGGCCCCGGGCTGCTCCCACAGAGGCCGGGAGCTGTCCCGCACCGACCCGTCCGCCACGTGTGCGTCCAGGCGCCGCACCAGGGCGCCCAGGACGGCCGCACGAAAGTCCCGGGCCCGGATGCGCATGGTGACCACGTCCTCGTGCTCCATGTGGCTCTCAGCGGCCACAGAGCGCTTCCACGCGCCGAACACCCGGACCGCCCGAGTGGCCAGACCTTCCACCGCCTCCAGGACCCGCACCAGGGCCGCGAGGTACCGGGCAACCGTGCGGGCACTGCCCTCCACCGTCAGCCCCCGGTAGTCGAGACCGCCGTGCCGCTCCCCGTTCCCCCACTGCTCCTCGTACACCGACCACCGCGGATTCACCTTGTACGGGGTACGGGCCTCGACACCGTGCACGTCGGCCAGACGCCAAGCCACGTGGTGATGCTGCTCCGCCCGGCGCTTCGACGCTGCGGGGAACCGGAGCTCCACCGTGAACCGGCCCGGTACCGACTCGTACGGGCGGGGGATCTCTACGAATGCGCTCACGCGCTGTTCCTTCCTGTGGGACGCGGCGGCAGCTCGCCATCGCGGTTCAGTCGGCCCGCTCGACTGCGGGCCGAAACAAGGGGGCGCCGCCCGCCGACTCGGACGGGCGGCGCCGTGGATGCCTGGCGGCAGGACGCCCGGTTCAGCCGCGACGCAGCACCCGGGCCAGCAACGACCGCAGAGGACGGAGACGGCCGCGACGCTCGTACGCCCGGACCATCGCGGCGACGTCGCCCGGGTCCGGCGCCTGGTGCCAACACACCTTGATGACCACGGACTCACGCGGAGCAGCGTCTCCCCTGTCCAGCAGGAGGATCGCTCCGCCCCGGTCGGACTTCCACACCATCCAGACGTGATCGGTTTCGGAGCTCCGCTCGAACTCGCCGGTGACCAACGTCGGGGGCAGACCCATCCGGCGGGCCACCTCGTCCGCGAACGACTCGAACGAGTACCGGGGCTGTGCGGCGGCGTCCAGGTGGGACTGGAGCCAGGACGGCAGAGACATGGGGATGAACCTTCCTCGGAGCGGCGTACGGGGCCAGTGCGGGCCGGTACGCCGAGATGCAGGGGGAGACAGGGGTGTGACGGGTGCTCGATGGCACCGCCCGCGCCAGGCCGGCCGGGCGGTGCCATCGGCGTCAGGCCGGGCGCGCCTCGGTCGGGCAGGGACCGTCACCGTTGTCGGCGTACGCGGTGCTGCACCCCGGGCACACCCCGGGCTGAAGACCACTCAGAAGCCCCGTGGGGATGTACCGGGCGGCCTGTCGGCCGTCGGACAGGTAGACCGTCCCGTCGACGTCCAGGGAAGCCCCTGAGCGCCCGGGAGCGCCCTCCAGCATCCGGCGTCGCACCCTGGCGACCACCGACCGGGAGAGCACGGCCGGATCGTCATGGTTCGGCAGCACCCACCTGCCGTTGCTCCGGAGCTGGACCACGTACTCCTCATGGGCGAGCACCGTCTCCGGGCCCGTCCCCAGGGCTTCAACGGTGACCGGCCGACCCGGCATGGTGGTGAGAACGGGCTCCCCAGCCGGGATCGGGTCCGCGCCCAGGACCTCGGCCCACGTGCGCTCGGCCGGGGCGGGAACCTCCTCGACGGGCGGCAGCAACCGCAGGTACGACCCGCGAACGCTGATTCCACGCATCGTGGTCCACCCGCTCTCCTCCAGGGCCCCGCCGAAGTACTCCAGAAGCACCGGCGTGGACCAACCCCGGTAGTCCACGGCGTACAGCAGCACGGCCCGCGCATCCACGTGGAACCGGACACCGGCAACCCCCTGCTGCGCCTCACCGATATGCCGCAGGGCAAGTGCCGCACGGGCCCGACCGGCAATGACCTCGTTGCCGGCCAGACGCTGCGCCTCGGCCGCCGTCGGCCACTCCTCCTCGGCCGAACGCGGCTCACTCCACAAACGGACGGAGACCGGCTCGCAGCCCCACAGCCGCTCCGGTGGAATCCGCCCGGACCGGCGGACGGAGAGCGCCTTGATCAGCTCGGCGTCCCACCCGCGCGGGTCGTCGTCTCCCCCGGCGGCAATGCTGTCAGCAAGGTCGTCCACCTGGTCCTTGTGCAGGCCGTGAAGCTGCTCCCGGATCGCCCAGTACCGCTCCGTCTCCGTGAGGATGACCCGCACCCCCTCAGCCCCGGCGCGCTTGCGGATGATGCGGCGCACCGTGGCCACATCCGCCTTCCCCTGCTCCGTGCCGACATCACGGCCCATCACGGCATCCACCAGATCGGCCGTGACCACCATGGAGTTGTGGAGGCGGGCGGAAATCAAGACCTGCTGCGCCATGTGTTCGGCGCGCTGAGTAGCAGTAAGCACGGTGTTCCTTCGGTTCGGGCGGGCCCCGGTGCTCTCCGGGGCAGGGGGTGAAGCAAGAGGGGCGGGCGGGGGTTTCTGGACTTTCTGGACCGCTCACACGCGCGCGTGTGCGTGTGGGGTCCTGCGGCGCCGCCCGACCCCGTTCGGCCGGGCGGCCCCGGGGCCAGGGGTCAGACCCGGCGGTCGGCGACGTACGTCACGGGGACGTCGACGCGGAACCGGGCGCCGAACACCCGGCGGGCGTTCTCGGCAGCGTTCAGGCGCCCGTCGATCTTGCGGAACTTCACGATGATCGGAGGATGGGCGGGGATGTGCCCGAACCGTGAGTCAACCCCGGCGGTGATGACCGCGATCACGGTCCATCCGGTGCCGGTGTCGCTGCGGCAGTGGACGCGGACGGAGGGCGTGCCGGCCTTGATGTCGCTCAGTTCCTCGTGGGAGCCGTCGATGTCGTTGTACGCCAGTGCTGCGGCGCGGATCTCCTCGGCGGTCGCGGGCAGGTCCGTGCCGTGCATGCGGGCGGCGTGCGGCGCGATGGTGAGGATGGCGCTCCGAGCCGTGTCGATGGCGGCGCGCACCAGGAGGTTGGCGGCTGCGCGGTCCCGCAGGTTGCGGGCGGAGGCGAGGGCGTAGCGCCCGTCCTCCACGGAGGCAAGAGCGTTGGTGGCGCCGAGCCCGTGCAGGTGGCGGCCGAGCGCGTACAGGTCGAGCTGACGGAGGCCCAGGGCGGCTTCGTCAGCGGCCTGGTGCGCGGCGAGCGCGGCGAACAGCGGTGCGGTAGTGGTCGGGGCGGGGGCAGTGGTCATGGCGGTGTTCCTTCGTTCGGGCTGTCCCGGGTGCTCTCCCGGGGTGGGGGTGGGGCGGTGCGCCCTGCGCCTGCACCGGGCTGGCCGGTGAGGGGGCGGGGCGCACCCCCCCCCGTGGTGGCGGGCGGTGCGTGGCCTACAGGCCGTGGGCGGTGATCTGCTGGTCGATCCAGGCGGTCATGAGCTCTTCGTTGCATTCGCCCTGGCGTGCATCGGCGTAGGCGGCGGAGCGGTCTCCGGCGACGATGCAGACCAGTTCGCCGCCGTTGACGGCTCGGGCCTGAAGGTGCATCAGGTCGACTTGGTTGGCGTAGCCGTTCTGGCGGGTGAGCAGCAGTGCGTGGACGTGGGCGGAGTCGGTGCCCTGGTTGCTGACGACAGCAAGGAAGAAGTGGAGTTGGGGGGTTTTGGCGAGTGTGACGGCCATGGTGGGTGTTCCTTCGTTCGGGCTTGCCCCGGTTGCTCTCCGGGGCGGCGGGGTGAACCGCCGAGAAGAACAGTACAGCAATGCGACAGGAGCGCAAGAGGGGAAGTGGCATCTTCGTGAATGCGCAGGTGGATGGCCCTGTGAACAGTGGACTCACTCATAATCCGTCGCATCGCTGTACTTTTACGTGTGGTGTCTGTACGTTCTGTTCCACGCCAACCGGCACCCCGGGGAGAGCAACCCGGAACAGCCCGAACGAAGGAACACCGCCATGCGTATGCCGCGAATCCTCACCCGCCGCCCCCGCCCCGCCGTGCTGCTGGCCGCTGGCCTGGCCACCGCACTCCTCGGCGCTGGCGCCACCCTCACCGGCCACTCCATGCCGGCCCCGCACCACCCGACCGCCACCATCACCGCCGACGCGGAGGATGCGGTCTTGGTCGATGCCTACAACGGCGGGTGGAACGCTGGCGTCGCTGCGCTCGGCGACGGCATGAAGGCGACCGCCCCGCCCTTCGTCGCCAACGGCAACGACCCGGGCGCGGTCGCGTGGGCGGACGGCTGGGTTGATGGCCAGTCCGATGCTCGCGGCGACGACAACCGAGACGGTGTGGTCGACGAAGACGAAACCGGCTGGGACTGCGCCACGATGGGCAACCGCCAGTGCGGAGCTGCGGCGGCGCTCCCCGACGAGTGCCGGGGTGCCGGTGACGTCACCACGCTCTGCGTGACGGTAGTCAGCCGTCCGGCGTACGGATGGACGAACCTGGACGGGTCGAAGGTCGACCTTCCGGCGGGCGCTGCCATGGTCCGCGACCTCGACGAGAAGCCCGGCACCCCCGAGTTCGCCGACGCGCTGCGGGCCCTGGACGCTGAGTACCGGGCGCACGCCCGCCGCGCCTGATCCTTCCGCCCCTGGCCGGGGCGCGCCGCCCGCGCCCCGGCCGTCCGCCAGAGAGGAACCCCGTACCGATGCCCGAGATCCCGGACCGCTGTGCAACGTGCCCGTACCCGCCGACGCGCTTCATCTCGTACGACCTCTCCAGGGGGCGTGTGAGGCGCACCGAGGCGTTCTGTGACGCGCACGGTGCGTGGCTGCTCGCACCCGGGGATGCGTTCCGGCGCCCCGTCGTCCAGCTGGTCGGCGAGCGGCTGTGACCGGGGGGCGGGTCGGCCGTGACTGGACGCGCATGGAGCGCGCCGACTTCGACGAGGCCGCACAGCTGGCCCCGCTCGCTCTGATCGGGGAAGAGGCTGTGGTCCGGTCCGTGCCGGCCGTTCCGGACGAGTGCGGCACTGAGGCCCTGTTCGGGGACGCTCCGGCCCCCCGGCGGCCGCGCACCGCCATGCCGGCCCCGATGCCTCCTGCGGACACCCTGACCCTCTTCTGACACCTACCGACAGTGAAGCTGCGCGACATTGATGCGCCTGGATCAGGTGCTGAGTGCACAACTGACCAGCATTTTCCCGATCTTTTCGGGTGCCCCTATCCCTGAGTGTCGCATTGCTGTACTGTTTCTCTTGTTGGCGGAGAGCACCGCCCACACCGCCCGAACGAAGGAACCCATCATGGCTTCTGCCAACGCCCGCCGCGCCGCCGCCATCCTCCGCGACCGCATCCGCACCAACCGCGCCGCCTCCGCCAAGCGCCGAAGCATCGCCCAGGCCGCCCGCCGTGTCCGCACCGGCGCCCGCTCCCTGGCCACGCACATCATCGCCACCGGCACCCACACCGACACCGCCATCAAGGCCGTCTCCGCCGGACTGCGCACCGCAGCGAAGAACGCGGGCATCAAGGGCCGCCGCGCCCGCATCCGCCGCTCCCTCACCGGCACCCGGAACATCGTCAAGACCGTCTTCCGCTACACCCGGACCGAGGTCGCCCAGCTCGCCGCCGCGTACAAGCCGCGCAAGGCCGAGTACAAGGCCGTCCGCGCCGCCCTCCTGGCCGCCTGACCCTCCCCGCCCCCGCCGGGGCGCAGCACCCCCTGCCGCGCCCCGGCCCCCTCAACGCACACGTAGACGGAGACACCCATGCCCATCCCGCAGACCGCCATCGCCGCCGCCCGCCGCGCCCGCACCATCGCCGGCATCGCCCGGACCCGCGCCGAGTCCCCCGCGACCATCCCGGACGCCCCCGGCCGCACCGCGCTCCTCGACATCGCCGCACTCCTCAACGACGCCGCCACAGCGTTGGAGACCGAGGAATCCGGCACGTGGGACGGCACCGTCATCACTAACACGCTGCCCTTCGACGCGATGCTCGCCATGCACACCATCGACGACATCGCCGCCCAGACGCCCTCCACCGGCTTCCCGCCTCTGGTCAGCCTGTACGTCACCGCCCCGGTGTACGGCACCGCTCCGGAGCTGCCCGCCTCACTGCTCCCCGGCGGACCCGTCCTGATCGCCCAGGAAGGCGACCTGTTCGTCCGCCTCCTCGCCGTCCACGCCCAGCTCAACGCTGCGCCCCTCGAAGAGGACGTCACGGCCCTCCTGGAAGCGGCGTTCCGCCTCCTGTGGGAGCACGCCCAACTGGCCGACTCCATCGGCTGACCGCTCCGGGTGGGCGCGACGCAAGCCGCGCTCACCCGGCCTACTCCCCCGGCGAGAGCACGCCGGACCCGACCCGAACCGAAGGAACACCCGCGATGACCACCACCACCCCCGCCCGGTACAACCCCGCCCCCGGCCGCGAGTACAGCTACCCCCTCTCCGACTACGCCCGCGCGACGGCCGCCGCCCTCGGCAAGGGCTGGGACGCCGAATCGTCCTACCTCGGCGCATGGGGCCTGATCTTCACCACCGACGGCCGCGTGTCGCTGCGCCTGTACGTCGACACCGACGGCGACCTCGGGGACCTGGTGTTCGAGGACCGCGCTACCGGCGACGTGCACCTCGTGCCCTCCGAGCACATCCCCGACTTCTCGCCGAGCAACCCGGACGAGATGGCCGAGTGGGGCGGCGACCTCGCCCTGTTCGTGCTGTCCCTCGGACTGTAGAGCAGCTGCACCCCGGGGCCCGGCCGTACGAGCCGCTCCGGGGTGCAGCACCACCCCTCACCAGACAAGGAGCACCCCTGATGGCAACGCTGCTGATGGGCCGCTGGGACCACGGCGGGAACCTTCTGATCGAAGCGTCCCACGACGTCGGGGACGGCGACGAAGCCATGATCGACGGCTACGTCGATGACCAGGACGACACCGACGGCATGGCGTGGGCCGCCACCTTCGACGTCGACGTTCACCGCCATGCCGTTCAGCGCACGTACGAGGAGTACGTCCGCGACGAGGGAACCGACCTGATCGACAAGGTGCACGGATTCGAGCCGATCACCGACTGACCCGCCCCCGGGGCCGCACCTTCCAGCCGGCCCCGGGGCGCGACGTAAGCACCACCGGCATGACCTCATCACCCGGCCGGAGAGCACCGCGCCGGGAACGCCCGAACGAAGGAACACCGCTGATGTCCCTGCCCACCGCCCACGCGACCACCGCCGCCCCGCTCGCCGCGCTGCTCCCCACCTGCCAGGGGAAGGCGTGGCAGGTCCGCCCGGCCCCGTACAGCATCCGCAACAACGCGGCCACGTCCCAGATCACCGACGGCCGCCGGACGCTGATCATCGCCGAGCAGGCCGGACTCGTTGAGGTGTTCGCCGCCCGGCCTGACGAGTTCCCCGTCACCCCGGACGCCGTGACCGACTCGACGGACCCGGCATCCGTCGCCTGGCTCGCTGCCCGCGTGCTGCGCTGGATACTCCCGACCCTGGACGCGGAGACCACTGCCGGGACGGCCGTCGAGCACGGGGCGCAGCAGGTGTTCCGTGACAAGCGGGCTGCTCTGACCGAGGTCGCGTTCGGCCTCGTCGACCACGGGGCGCTCCCGCAGTTCGTTGAGCTGCACGACGGGCCCGGCCTGGTGTGGAGGACGGCCGACGGCCACGCCCAGTGGGGCATGTGGTCGCACGGGTGCGGAGGGAACTACAGCCTGACCTACGACGGCCCCGAGAGCGGCCTGTACGGGGCTCTGCCGGTCCTTCTGCCTCCGCTGGGTAGCCACACGTCCACGGACGCCGGGAGCGTCTTCACGCGGCACCTGGCCGACCGGTTCCCGCAGCTGCGCCCGGTCAGTGCCCGCGAGGTCGAGTTCGGCGCGTACCAGGACCTGCAGGGCTGGCTCCGCCTCGGCCCCGATACGGATCCGGCGGCGCCCGTCACCGGCTCTACCCGGGTCTGCGCGGACGTCGGTTCCATCGGCATCGACATGGCGCTCGCCACCGCCCCGCACCTGATCTGA